AACGTCGAAAGACTACAAGAGTTTAAAGGCGACATGTTTGATTCGCCTGAGTACAGCCCGGCACGCTCCGAAATACCTCAGACGCAAGGCGAGGCCGACAGAGTCACGGCGCAGAAAGCTCAGCGAACTGGGCAGAGCTTAGACAACGAGCGAGCGCAACGCGCTGTTGAGCTTATGCGCTCTCACGAAGAAACAAATCCAAAGATCAAAGAAATCGCGGATCAAATTATCTTCGGCCGCAGCGACGATCCGGTTTTGTCGTTTGATGAAGCGTTTGAAAGATTCTACCCACTATCGAAGTCCGACGACCCAGCAGATCGCGAAGCGTTCAGAGCGTTCTGGGGTATCGTCATGTCTATTGACGGTGGAGACGGCGGAGATCTCGCTGAACCAGACGTAATCTCCCCCGAAGACTCAAGAATGCGAATGCTCGGTGCTATCAGCAATATTCTTGAGAGAGACGGAGTAGACGGTGACATTGCATCAATAGCAGAAGACGCGTACTACGAGATGATCGAAGAGTACGGCCAGTACGCCGACTACATCAATGGTAAGAAAGCAATTTCGTCTGGCTCTGACGATCTGTCGGCGGACACTACCGCTGCCGCGTTCTACAGAATTGTTTCTTCCGCCGCGTCACCGAATAATCGGCCACTCTATAGAGTCCTTAACATTCACAAAGATAATCCGGAGATCGAGACTCTTCTGACTGAGGGTTCGACGTTTTCTATGGATGCTCGCCCATTCACTGCGCAGGAGATTGCCGATGGCTCTCTAATGAGTCGTCTGTTCTTCCCCACCGGCGTGAATGAGCGTAGAATTGTTCTTGAGGTGCCACCAGGCGAGATTGACAGCCTTAACGTGTCAGACATGTCGTTTGTCCCAGACGAGCAGGAATGGATCGGCTTCGGAGAGCTACAGGTAGTGTCTGTCCGCGAGCAGAGTAATGAGTTTGGTGTTGAGACTATTGTTCAAGTTCGTAGAGCCGATGCGGCGGCGCCTGAAGCGCCGTCTGCTGCTACAGCGTACGATCCAGACGCCGACGACATTGAAACATGGTCTCGCACTGGCGGCCAGGCGGGATCGAACCCGGGTGGGTTCTATGAGACTCCCGATGGCAGAAGATACTACGTCAAGTCGCCGAGATCGCAGTCTCACGCGGAGAACGAAGTTCTTGCATCCGCATTCTACGAGATGCTCGGAGTGCCGGCAGCACGTGTTCGCCTCGGTCGTGAAGATGGCGACACAAGAATCGTCTCTACATTAATTGAAGACGCCGACACCGGTGACTTTGAGTTTAGGGTCGACGGTGGAGACACTGAGTATCTCGACAAGGTCCGTCAAGGATTTGTTGCTGACGCCTGGCTAGCAAACTGGGACAGCGTTGGGCTGGTCTATGACAACATCGTCACAGACGGCAATGGAGACCCGGTGCGTCTCGACCCAGGCGGCTCGTTGATGTATCGTGCTCGTGGCGCTGAGAAAGGCTCGGCGTTTGGCAACAACGTAACAGAGCTCGACACTCTTCGCGACCCAGATCTAAATCCGCAGGCGGCGTCAGTCTTTGGCGATATCGATGATGCAACATTGCAGGCTGCCGCGAAGAGACTTCGTGACATCACTCCGTCGCAGATTGACGAAACAGTAGATTCAATTGTCTCGGATCCAGATGATGCCGCTCTTCTTAAGGAGCGCTTGAAGGCTCGTCGCCAGTCGATTCTTGATCGCTTCGGGATTCAAGAAGGCCAAGACGATCCCGATCTTTTCCCAGATCCAGAGCCGCTCACTGACGCGATGGGCTACCAGGCGCAGGACCTAGTGCCAGGCGACATTACCGCGACTGATTCATTTGTCGTCGAAAAAGTTTTCCGCGATTCCGAAACTCCAAAAGGCAAGGTAAGTATTCAAGGATACTACCCTGGCCACGAGTCTCAGCGCAAGGAGTGGAACGAAGACACTGAGATTGAAGTTAGCCGCGGCGGTACGACACCTCCAAAGGGCGATAAGCCCGCGCTTCATCGACCAAAGAGACCGTACTCGCCTAGAAGTCAAGAGACGTTCAGTGGCGACATGCGAGATCTTCTTGAGGGCGCAGAGAGCTGGGAAGAAGTCGCGGAGATCATTCGCGGAACTGAGATCGTCTACTTTGACTATGAGACAACTGGCATTGGAGACGGCGAACTCAACCGTCCTGTGCAGATCGGTGCTGTTCGAATTGTCAACGGCGAGGTCGTCGATAGATTCAACATGTACATGAATCCAGAGTTTAGACTCTCGGATTGGTCAAAAGAGAATCTAAAGCGCGAGGACGGGGAGCTTGTCACCGACGAGTGGCTAGAGACTCAGCCATCAATGCGCGAGGCGCACGAGCGATTCATCGAGTTTGTTGGAGATCGTCCGATTCTTGGCGGACAGAACGTTCCGTTTGATACTGAAGTACTACAGCGTACTCTAGGCGAGCAGGGCCTCGAACTCGAGATTGGTGGAACTATTGATTCTCTGCCAATGGCAAGAGGGACTCTGCCAACGTGGTCGTCTGGCTCTCCAGACGGTCCTTCGCAGGTAGGCCGCGACGGCAAGAGGCGTTCGTCGAACAGCCTCGGCCCTGTCGCTGAGTACCTCGGTGTAGAGCTCGGCAACTGGCACCGCGCTGACGCTGATGCCGAAGCCGCCTGGGACATTACTGACGCGATGCTAACCCGCGCATCGGCGCCTGATGCTGACGTTTCTACAGAGTCGTTCGATGGCCGTGAGGCTGAAAAGATCGCCCAAGACCGCGCAGAGTACGACGCTGCAATGTCGGTGTACAAGGACGAGCTCGCTGACTACGAAGCCGCTAAGGCCGTAGCGGCCGCGTGGAACTGCGGCGGCGCCGGCATCACAGCGGCAGTCGGTGATGGAGAAGGCCCGTGCGACGTGCCAGACCCAGACGACATGATCAACAATGCGACTCCAGACGAGTCGATTGTAGACCCCGAAGGCGTACCTGGCGGCGCAACAGACAGCAACGTCTCAATGGCAGATGCTCTTGATGACGGAGTTGTTGAGCGTCCTGAGAAAGATGGCGTAAACGTCAAGGATCCCTACGCTGACGAGAAGTTCCCACCGACGGCTCAACAGCGCGATGTTGTTGACGCCGTGCTTACTGGTGAAAATGTTGTTGTTCGTGCTCTTGCCGGGACTGGTAAGACGAGCACTCTTAAGCTTATTGCAAGGCGCTTGAAGAAAGAGCAGCCTAAGAAGAGAATAGCGTACGTCGCGTTCAACAAGTCAATTCAGCTCGAGGCTGATGCGACAATGCCAGGCAACGTTGAGTCACGTACTGGCGACTCAATCGCGTGGAGAGCAATTGGCTCGAGTCTCACAGACAAGCGTAAGAAAAACCGCTTCAACAACAAGCCAAGTAAACTTGCCAATGACCTCGGAATAACTGGGCAGCCAAGCCCAGACGAGCCAGACAAGGACATGACGGCTACTCAGGTGTATCGCGCGATCAATAAGGCGGTCACAAACTATACGATTAGCGCCGATGATGAGATTGGCCCTCAGCACTTCGAGTTTGACAACGTCCCAGACGAATGGATTGCTAAGGCCGGAGAAATTTGGGACGATCTTAAGAGCCCGAGTGGCGTTCTTCCGTTCAACAACAACCACGCGACGAAGATCTGGGCGTTGTCTCGCCCTGATCTATCTGCCGACGGCTCCGGACTTGACTACAAAGCCGATGTCATCTTCTTTGACGAAGCACAGGACATCAACCCTGTAATCGGAAAGGTCATTGCAGATCAGACCGCGCAGGTTGTGTACGTTGGAGACGGTAATCAAGCGATCTACGGTTTCCGCGGTGCTGAAGACGAGCTACAAAAAATCAGTGCTCCGAATGATCTGCCATTAACAAAGTCTTGGAGATTCGGCCCGCAGATAGCCGGAATCGGTAACAGGTTCTTAGCAGCTCTTGGTTCGGACTACAGAATCGAAGGCGGCGGCCCAGACGGCAAGATCCTCCCGAGAGGGGGCATGCCCGATGCTGACGCGGTTCTTGTTCGCTCAAACGCCGGCGCAGTTCGAGAAATCTACAGAGAGCTCGAGGCTGGAAGAAAAGTCGGTGTAACTAAGTCGTTTAAAGAAGACCTAGAGAGATTTGTTCGCCACGCTGATTGGTTGAAGTCTGGGGCAAGACTAGACGATCGACCGCAGATGCACGAAGATCTTGCGCCGTTCTCGTCGTGGGATGAAGTTGTCAAGTCTCTCGAAGACGAAGACAATAAGAAGCTGGAATTTCTTGTCGATCTTGTAGACAGCGAAGGCGTCGACGGACTGTACGACATGCTAGGTCGTCTAATCCCGTACACTACTAACGCTGACGTGTCATCTGACGAGCTTCCGAGCGCGCCGCCGCTTATGCCATCAGAAGTTGCGAGCGGTTCGTCTGGCGAAGTTGCTAATGGCGTTATGTTCGAGGTTTCTGGAGACAGAGTAAAACTCTCCGGAAAAACATTTGACACTAAAGAGTCGATCAAGGCTCTCGGATTTAAGTGGAACGCCGCTGACAAGAGCTGGGTGCGCTCAATCAAGGGCGACGACAACCGCGCGCGGACATTGAATGAGCTTCGCTCGAAGCTTGCTGGCGACGGATCAGCGGACAGACCTGACGTCGTAGTTAGCACGGCGCACAGAGCTAAAGGTCTCGAGTGGGATCGTGTTCGTATTGGCGATGACTTCAGAGGACCAAGAGTCGACGGCGAAACTGGCGCAACAATTATGCCAGCGGATGAAGAGCTGCGTCTTGCGTACGTTGCTGTTACACGCGCGCAGAAACAACTTGATCCAGGCTCTCTTGAGTACATCTACGGATATACAACTGAAGCAGACGAGTCGCCCAATCTGCCTAGCGCTCCTGAGGCTGATGTCCCAGAAGCTCCAGAAGCTCCAGAAGCTCCGCCAGTACCCGTGGAGATCGACCCAGAGCGTCGCGCCGCTGAAGTAGCGAAGTACAATCTTGAAGATCTCGGTGAAGGCGAGCTTGACGCTGTCGGAAGCGAAAATAGCTACATTCGACAGATGTTCTCAGACACCTGGGAAGCGTGGGTTGACGGTCAGTCAATCGGGACTGCCCCGACTCAAGAAGAAATCGTCGAGATGTACAACGAACGCGTTGGCGAGGTCGTTGACTCAAGACTCTCAGCGAGCGAAGAAGTTGCTGAGACACGTGACGAAGTCGCGCCAGGCGGGACTCCGGAGTCTCCTGAGGCTCTCGAAGGTGACATGCCGCTGCCGCCTCCTTCTCCAGACGAGGCTCCGGTTGACACATCTGGCGCAATCATTGAAGAAGTCGCGTTTGATCCTAAGACCCAGAAGACATTCGGCGACGACTTGTCAGAAGCCACAGACGACCTTGAGATGGTTAAGGACGATATCTATAGCAAGGGCTCAACTGGTAAGAAGTTCAAGGACGCTCTTCAAAGAGCGATTGACGCGATTTCAGACTACACCGACGGGAAGATTTCTCTCAGCGAGGCAGTATCTCGTTTGCGCAACGAGGAGGACGGGCTTGACGAGTTCTCTACCTCGACTGGCAAGACAAAGCTCGACTACGACTTTGCGCACGGATCAGTGCGTGACGCAAGAAGAATTCTTGACGGCTCGGTGTATGGACCTGCTGAGATTGGCAAGGGTCTTCCGCCAGAGGGTAGCGGTCTTGGGTTTAGTAAGGACGGCGTGTTCATCAAGCCTGGGATGCGAGTTCGAGATAAGTGGGGCTATGCCGGCACAGTTGTTCGGTACAACGAAAGTGGCGGATACGTCAATGTCTACATTCTTAAGGACATTGATCATCGCGACCCAGACAAGCTTGGTGAAAAAGCGAAGAAGAGCTATGGTCCTAAGAAGTACATCGACAGTAAAGGCACAACTGCGCTTACAGTAATCAAGGACGGCGACGACAACTCGCCGTGGATTGACAGCGGTAAGGTTCCTGAAGGCAAGAAGCCGAAGAACCTTGACTCGCAGCTCGAAGAACTTCGTAAGATGGGCGACGATGACGGTGAAGGTCCGATGGGTGTCGAGCCGCCGTCTCCAAAGCCAGACGACAGCGGGGACTCGGGCGAAGCGCCAGCCGGAACTACAGAGGCTCTTCGTGAAAACGTCGAGGACAATAGAAGAGATGACGCCTGGACAGGCGAGGAGTCTGATCGTCCTGAGTCTCCTGGTACCGACGTGGCGCAAGCTTCAAAAAACATCACAGAAGCTTTACGAGATTCTGAGAATCCGGAGTATACGGCAGACGATGAGACGATCAAAGATCTTCTTCGAGAAGAAATTGGTCAGACGTCGCCAGACGATACGTTCATTACGATTAGTCCACCGAGTGGCTTTGAAACAACAATACGTCGATCCGACGCTATTGCAGTTGTTGGTGATTCCCCAAAAGTTGACGCCCCTGAGGGGGCGCCAAACAACGACGCTCTCGCTGAGGAAAAGCAGCTTAAAGAAAGAATCAAAGTCTTTGAGGCCAAAGGTGGACTAACAAGGGAAGAAGCCGAAGAGTACGTCGCGTTATCAAAAAGAATAAATGAGCTACGTTTCGATAGAAGAAAAGACGCAAAAGCATCAGTAGAAGACGTCGCTGATGCTGCTGAAAGGCTGAGCACTCTTTCTCCAGAAACTAACTTGGCCGCATACAAAGATCTGTTCAAAAATAAAGGAGTGTACACGGCAATAAAGAGTGCTGCCTCCGGAGTATTTTTCAATGCTGATACAGACGTAGACAAAATTATGGACGGCGATGATCCAGAAACATCGCCACAAGATTTTTACGACGCCTTTAAGGCGACTAGAGAAGCTCTTCGTTCGCAGTATGGTGACACCGTTCCGTTGTTTCGCGCTGTCGGTGCTCAGAAAAAGAAGTCGACAACAAACTGGGCGACTACAAGAGAGTTTGTAGAGCAGTTTGGTGACAACGTTGTCGAGGAGTTAGTCCCCGTTGAGAGAATTGCAGCAGTCCATGTGACGCGCAATGGCAAATACCACGAGGTGATAGTCCTAGACGAAGACTACGACATCAGCGACCTTGTAGATTCTCCAACAGTCGATGCTGAATCTGAAGTATCTGAAAAAATTAAGAATTTCGAGCCAGATGATGTTCTGTACAGCGATGACGATGAGCTTACATCCGAATTTGAGTTGGCCGGATTCTTACAGTCTAGAGATGTTGCAGACAGAACTATCTCGCTGTTAGAAGAGTATCTAGAAAATAATTCAAAAGAAGAGAATGAGTACTTAGACGATCTAGTCGACGTCTTATCCAATGCTCTACAAGACGACGACAATATTGGTCTTAAGGACGTAGTATCGGAACGCATAGAGTTTGCAGAATCTGACGACGTAAAGAAGAAAGAAGCTCTAAGAGCCTTAGTCGCGTTTCTAACATTCTTTGACGGCGGAATTTTAGACGGGTACGGCACGACGGAGCGCTATCTAGGGGGAGCGCTTAGCAAGATTGACAAGCCTAGCTCGATGAAAGACGTTGTTAAGTTTGCTCAAGAAAACAAACTTCCAGTGTCGTATGGAGATCTTCTTAGATCACAATTAAAACTAGTACAAGGAGAAGAACAGATAGGCGGAGAAGAGCCATCAGTTGCTGGCGCTTTCTTTCGTCTACTTACGCGACTTTCAGAGTCTTCTCCCTACAGTGGAAAAATGTACAGAGGGATTGTCAACAATGAGAGCACTGAGGACTTCATAACAGAAGGATCTACAGTTACTATCCCGCCTCGATCTTTTTCAAAGGACGTAGAAACATCAGAAGAATTCGGAGACATCATTCTAGAAGTCGATGGAGAAGATGCAATTGGAGTAGATGTAAGCGAACTATCGACATGGGATGAGGGAGAGGTTATCGCGTACGGCTCGTTCAAAGTAGACTCAGTCGAAGATCGCGGAGACGGCTCGTACTACGTTAAGCTCGTGAAGTCGCAGAAATCTGAATCTTTAGAAGAAAAAGTTAAATCTCTCGAAGAAAACACTCAAGATACAGAAACTTCCGATGTAGATAGCCCGGTCGATGGTGATGACTCTGATGCCGGCGAGTTCTCAGATTCTGAACGTGCCATTATTGAAGGTGCAGGGTTTGAGCCAGGGTCAGTAGAAGATGCTTCGTACCGAATTTCAGCGTTGAGAATAATAGATAGTCAGAGAGAAGAGCAGGGAAAGTCCCAGTCTGATTTCACCGAGCAAAAAGTACAGCTCTTTATCGAGAATATCGCAAAGGCAGTCTCGGAAAAACACGATACGTACTCAGAAAGCCCGAGCAAAGAACTTGCCCGCGACTATTACTCAATCGCATCAGACGAGTGGCTTGACGCAAATCTCGTAGATGCTCGTCACCCTAGACCGACTCGGGAAATAGTTGTCAAAGCGCTAGAGAGTCTCAATCCATTTCGTGTCGGCAGCCCGCATCACATCGCGTGGAGTCGAGTGCTTAATTCGCAACTTGAAGAGACGTACGACAACGCTGGAATATTGCCAGACTATGAAGGAAGGTTGACTACTCCTCAGACCAACAAGGTCTTTTACTTCATTGAAGGTGATCTCAAAGCCAAAGTAGAAAGTGGTAAATGGAGAAAGTACATCGAGGATGCTGATCCCGAGTGGGTTGAGCAGAACATTAATTCTTCTGGAGAAATATCAAATCAGAAGAGTATCTACCCTCTCCAAAAAGCTACGTACAAGGGAGTAGAATTTAGTCAGATAGACGACGATGTCTGGGTGGCGGAGTCGTTTATAGATAGATACGACGTCAACGTTGACGATCCCGATGTTCTACTACCAATGTTTATACCGATGGGTGACGGTGGAGCAGATAGCGCTGGCGAAGGTTATTTCTTCTCGGCGGAGAAGCAAAGATTTTGGGGAAGATACGGCGCCGGCGGCGCGCTAATCTCGTTTGTTGACGATGATGGAGAAGTTAAGTACGTTCTTGGCAAAAGAGCAACGTGGATCCCAGGAGGAGGGGGGAAGTGGGGTCTGCCTGGTGGAGCGCATAGAAACAGAAGAAATGCAGAAGACCCTAGAACAACCGCGATTGAAGAGACCGCAGAGGAAATTGGAATTTCTATCAACGCGTTGACAGTCCCCGACTTCATACATGAGAACGATGTCACGCAGGACTGGCGGTACTCTACAGTTGGCTTCACAGTTTCTGCTGAAGACGCGAAGAGCGCGAAAATCAGCGATAACGAGACGTCAGAAATTAAATTCTTCACCGCTGATGAGCTCCTACGCATGGTCGGAACCGGCGAGCTACACCCGTCTCTCGACGAATTCATGCCAGAGCTTTTGGAAAGACACTCAGAAGCACTCCGCGCGCGCGCCGAGACTGCAAAGATGTCTAAGAATTTCACGGACTACAGCAACGAAGATCCTTTTGAGGTAGATGAAATTTCTGAGGTCCTTGCAAAAGAATATAGACAGATTTTTGATGAGCAAGGCATTCCTGAGACAGTTATGGGCAACACTATGGCTGTAGTGGCTGCTGTTAGGCACGCGTACTCTTCAGAAATTGACAAGAGCGAGAGAGGGTACTTAGGCGAGCTCGCTCGCATCCGCGATATTCTTAATTTTGCGCGAGTGGCGGCGGTCGATATCAACTATAATAGAAGACCTGATACTCCTGATGGAGACGCTAAGCCGTACAACGGGGCTATTGAAACTCAGACCCTCGCGATGATTAGTCAAGGCGACGTAGTTGGGGCTTCAATATATCTTCATGCTGCAATAGGAGAAGCGACAGATCCTGAAGTTCGTGCTGTACTAGGAGAGTTTAAGAACGCTCTTATTAACGGCAGATTTAAAGACATCGAGGTAAAAGACGACTGGACAATTAGTAAGAAGAATCAGTCATCAATTGGAAAGAACGCAGTCGGCGGGAAAGATTCGTGGGTTGCTGTCGCCACTACTCTTCGCGAGAGCATCGAATCCATTAAACGAATAATGGCTGACAACCCAGAAGCGGCTAGAAAGGTCTCAAAACTGTTTATGTCAGACCCGGCACTAGCGGCGCGGGTGGCCGCGTCACGATTCCTCGGGCCAGGGAGAGAGCTTAGAGAAGACGTAGACGTTCTTCCGTTAACGAGCTCGGCGTTTGACGACGTACCGTCTATGACTGAAGCTATTAGTATAGCCAACTCTGCTGACAAGAAGTCGATAGCAACTTCTACATTGTTTGATGGTTCAGACATAGAAGACGGTGAGGTGGAGATATCTCGAGTCAAGCGCAACTTTAGCGACAAAGTTAAGACACAAATGTCATTCAAACTTACCGCCTGGGCTGCTGAAAGACTTACTGCTGTCGCTAAACAGCGGGCTAGAGACGATGACTCCGGGTGGTCAGTTAGCACTTCAACTGGCACTGATCGTATGAGAAACACCGTGATCGGTTACGCGCTATACAACACTTTTATTCAAGTCGACGACAACGGCGTAAAGTATGTAGGCGAGTCAAATGACATTAGAAAAGAAGACGGTAACGGAAGACTCTACCTTGATAGATCTATGCAAGAGCTCGTGTATCAAGGAGATGGTTTTTCAATAAGAATTGCAACAACCTCTTCTGGCAGCTCATACAGTAGTCCATACACGGGGCTGTACAATGAAGAAGGTGGAGCTGTCCAGGGCGGATCTGACAATCTTATTGCAGACGTAAACAGAGTTCGTATTCTTTTTGACGACGACAATCCCTCAAGTGAAGTCGTTGAACTAGCAATGAAAGTAGCCGGCGTTCGCGACCCAAGACCGGCAACAGAGCAGGACATCGAGCTCCTTGTAGAAAATAGAGCGATTAGCGTTCTTAGTTCAGAAGGCAACTACAACAACCCGGCGTTCACGACCTCGGGGGCAAATAGAGATAGAATAGTTCAAGAGCTGCGGCAGTTGTATCCGAGTCTTTTTGACTACACTGTAGCAACAGATCCTGCAACCGGCAAGGTCGAGATTCGACACTCTCAAGAGCTTGTCGACGCTCTAAGGAAAAGAATCGCGCTTGGAGGCGGCGAGTCGTTCTGGCACGCTGGCAATCTTCCAGCGTCCTATTCAGAGACTTTTGATGACTCTTGGATAACTGAGAGCGAGGCCGCCGCAAAGGTAGTTCTTCGAGTGCTCGGGCTTAGTGAGCCAGATGATATAGGCGCGGGAGTACCTGGCATTGTCAGTTCTAGAAAGAGATTTGATTCCGGCATAGGCATCGAAGGCCAGTCGTCGTACGCCGACTACGGAACTGGCTCTGCTGAATACGCGTACATTTCTAGAGCTACCCCGAGATCTATTCAAATGGACCCGACATCGACGTACTCGACTACAAACTACGCGTTTGAACTTGATCCAGACGTCATTCTCAGTCGGTTAGACATATGGGCAAACGAGACTGACAGATTTGGCGCTCGGTCGGAGAGAGATCCGTACAATGAAATGACTTCATTCGACGCGTACGAGATTCTTGTTAAAGGCGCGATATCGCCTTCTGCTATTAAGAAAGTGCACGTAGGAACGCAAGTGCGTGAAAATATACTCGTGAGTCTAGAAGCTCGTGGTATATCTGAAATAAACGGAGTGCCTGTTGAAGACTTCTTTGTATTGTTCGAGCGGATTTATTAAACTATGATTGAATACACTGGAATCACGATAAAAGAGTTGACTGGAGAATACACGAACAGGGTCCAATATTGGAATTCTGCACTTGTCTTCAATGATGAAAATCCGGCAATTCAGCTAAGTAGCTTTGACAAATATAAGGTTCTACCGCTGTCAGAACCTCTTAGTGACTTTGAAAATGGCGAAATATCATTCTCGAGTCGTGGAGTACAGTATAGAATGACAGTTGAACGCGCTTCCGATGATTCGGTAAACCCGTCTGATGAGATGAGAGACTGACTGCTATGGCAAGTAAGACCGCTAGCGTCCCAGTGTGGCCAACATCGATCGGCCCCAGAGACGACCTCTACGTTGTTGTCGATTCTGACGTCGATGACGGAGTATACCTTGTTTTTGCTAGCGAGCAAAAAGGCAGAACGTTCATCAGAGACAACGGCTCGTGGGTTCAAATCGATGAAAACTTCTTTGATGAAATTGACGACCCGAAGTACTACACCGAGTATGTGAACGTCGATTTCATCAAATACTTTGACACCAGACAGGTTAAAGGCGAACGAGTTCCAGTTCTCAAGGTCGAGGATTTTTCCGATAAGGACGGCGATCCGACCACGGTCACAGCGGCTGTAGAGGACGGTAAGTGCCCTCCGGCAACGTCTGATATTGCCTTGAATATCAAGAATCGCCAGCGCGCGATCGAGGTTGCTGAATACGGGCCACTCAACCCAGAGCAGCCAAACGATATGTACTGGAAAGATATGGCGGATCGCTGGAGTGTCTCTCCAGAAGATGCTAAAAAGAGCCTGTGCGGCAATTGCGTGTTTTTCTACGTAACAACCAGTGTTAAGAACTGTATTGCTGAAGGTCTTGGCGGCACAGACGGCGCAACCGACCCGTGGGACTCTATCGACGCCGGCGAGCTTGGGTATTGTGAAGCCTTTGACTTCAAATGCGCCTCTGCTAGAACGTGTGCTGCCTGGGCGACCGGCGGGCCGATTACTGACGATAAGCTACAACAAAAAGGTGTAGAGAAATGATCACCGTTCATGGCGAGTCAGAGAATCTGGTTCTCTTTACAGACGGCTCTAGGGGCGTAGTTGTAAACTCCGAAACTAATATGGTAGAAGACTCCGGAATGCTTTCGGAGATGTCGTATCTAATGCCTTGGGGGCCGTGCGATAGTGAGCCCTCCGACGTAATGCACGAGCTTGCATCTGCCGCTCTCTCCGACCTTCGTGTCGTTGCGTTGACTGCTTCTGCCAGAATGTACACTATCCCAAAGGGTGTACAGGCTGAAGCAAAGAAGGCTCTTGAGTGGAGAAAAGAGTACAAAAGAGGCGGGACGCCGGTCGGCATCAGCACGGCAAGAACTTTAGCCGCCGGCGGGCAAATTGGAATTAAAAAGGTTCGCCATATCGCTAAGTACTTTCCTCGTCACGAGATTGATAAGAAGGCAAAAGGCTACGACCCTGGAGAAGATGGCTACCCGTCGAATGGAAGAATTGCCTGGGCGCTATGGGGTGGAGATTCGGCGTGGCGCTGGGCCAAAAACATCGTTGAGCGTGAAAATAAGAAGGCGAAGACTGCCAGCGGCGAGACGGTCGTAGACCCGTACGAAGAGTACAGCGACCAAGAGTCAATGTCAATTAGTAGATACGCTAAGCCTGCCATTGATGTCTTTGATCTTGCACAAAACATTAGTGACGGCGATTGCCCAGAGTTCATCGCTCGTGTTCGTCTTGACGGCAGCGGAATTGATCGTCTCTACATGCTCGGTCTCGATGAGGTTATCTACGTTTGGGACGATGGTGACTGGGACGATCTCGGTCACGTCGACAGCGATATCTACACGTACGATCGGTCTCTTGACGATCCGTATGATGTCGTAGAAAAGCGCCACATTCTTATTGATCCGCAAACCGCGTTGATTATTTCCGCGCACCTTCAGGAGCGCCCGTTCACAAGCGTGTCTGTCTACTCACTCAATGAGGAAGAAGCCGAGCTTGCTGCTGCGGCCGCTGATCAAATTGACTGGGGCGAGATCGACTCAGTGCTCACCGCCGCCGGAGAAGAGAGTGACGCTGACGGCGAATATACTCCCGAGGAGCGATCAGCAAAGGCACGAAAGCAAGTTCGCGACAAAAGCGGCCGCTTCGCTAAGATGGGTGGGCGAGTTGTAGTTGACGGCGATGCGTCGAAGTCCGGCTCGATTAGCGGGATTGACCCAGACACTCAGAGCGTCACTCTGAAGATGGACGATGGCTCAAGTCAGACAGTTCGTGCGAACAGGGTCCAGGCGGAGGGTACACAGCCGGCGATGCAGACTGGCCCTCTCACCGATACACCTGGGATGCCGCTCGATACTCGAGGAATTCTTGGCGAGCCACGCGCGCCGATTGACAGACCAAAGGCAGCAATTCCTGGCGGTCTACCAGCACTACGCTCTGAGGACCTACAAAAAATTGTCAATAATTATCCAGCGTGGGTAATGGAGCAGCGCAGCGGCGGGGCCGATCTACAAGATAAGCGTGTCCGTGGGCAGAAAATTCAACCTGCTGGCGATCGCGCGCCGGAGTATCAAAAGTCCGACTACATTCGCAACATGGAAAGAGAGAGCGGAGAAGAGCTGTTCACTAAAAGAGCAGAGCATCATCCGCTTCTTCAGGACTACTTTAAAAAGAAGCCAAAAGAAAGTAAGATTTGGTACAGTCCAATAACGTCTACCGCGTACGACATCAACGAAAACACCGTTGAACCGTCTAAGCCTGGTGAAGAGCTTACACCAGAGACAAGCGACGTCGAGCCAATGTACGTCGCTATAGTCTCACCTGATGATCCGCAAGCGGTCATGGATCTTGTAAGCGTAGTTCCAGCGTCGTCTACATCGACATCACCGACAACGTTTATTCGCGAAGACGGTGAATGGGTTAAGGACGAGCAGATTCTTGCTGACCTAACATCAGCAACACCTCCGCCTGTAGTCGCTCTTACAGGCGAGGTCTACGATGACGTTTTGGCCCAGGTCGATCAAACGATGACGGCGTCTGGGAACTACGTCTACGTGTTTGATGAAAATGAGAGACGTCTCCTTGAGATGTACGGTGTTGAGCCGTTGAACACCCTGATGGCTGCCGGCGGCCTTGATAGAAATCGCGGCAAAGCTGAGAAGCTCAGAAGATATTGGACAATTGGCCGCGGCGCTCTTAAGATTCGCTGGAACACTCCAGGCGATTGGACACGTTGCTACCGCCATCTACGTAAGTACATGGGCCCTCGCGCGAAAGGCTACTGCTCACTTCGTCACAAGGAGATGACTGGAGTCTGGCCTGGCAGTAAGTACAACGTTGGAAAGAAGAAGAAGAGCGTTCGCGGAAGCGCTGAAGATCTGTACGATGTTCTTTCTGAAGAGCAGATCATCGAGACAAGCATTCTACGAGCAAAAGTCGCTGACGCGAAGAGCAGAGTTCTTGTCGCCGGAGGCTATAAGAATTCTTACGGCGGGTGTAAGTTCAAGATCCCTCTCGTAATCCCAGAAGGTGCAGAAACCGGAGACGGAAGAGTCTTTAAGAAAGGCGCGATCACTCTCCGTGAGCTCCCGCTGCCGCTTCTGTGGCAGATCAAGACAGGCGATGGGCACAACGGATCTGTTGTTGTTGGTCGAATTGATCACATGGAGCGAACTGATGACGGGATCGGAAACGCGTATGGCGTCTTCGACACGGGCGCGTACGGCGCCGAGGCAGAGCGTCTTGTGAAAAACGGATTCATCCGAGGAGTATCGGCGGACCTGGACATGTTCGAGGCCAGCGAAAGTGATGATGACGACGACGAAATTCTTGGCGACGACTCTGATGAAAAAGCGGAAGAGCTTCTTGAAGAGGTCAAGAAAAAGGTCAAGAAGATCGGCGGAGGGAAAATCGAGGTCGATAAGGCCCGAGTAATGGCAGTTACAATAGTACCTAAGCCAGCGTTCCAGGAATGCAGGATCTACATAGAAGACGAAGATAGCGAAGATCTTCAGTCTCAGGAGGAAGAAATGGAAGTCACCCCTGACGGAATCTACGTCGAGGACCTCAACGATCTTGACGCACAGGCGCTAGTCGCCTGTGGCATGGTTGCTGGCTCGATACCTATTGTTCCGCCCGCCGAATGGTTCCAGAACCCCAAGCTCACTAAGGCGACGCCGCTTACAGTGACAGACGAGGGTCAAGTGTACGGCCATATCGCTGCATGGCACGTTGATCACATCGGAATGGCGTACGGGACAAAGCCACCGAGAAGCAAGAGCAAGTACTCGTACTTCCATACAGGAGTTCTCCGAGCAGATGACGGCAACGACTACCCAGTCGGGCAGTTAACTCTCGCCGGCGGTCACGCGCCTCTCGAGGCTAGCGCTTCAGACGCAGCACGTCACTACGACGACACTGGCTCTGCCATCGCCGACGTGCACGCTGGGGAAGATTCATATGGCATCTGGGTAGCTGGCTCTCTTCGCACTACAGCCACGCCTGAGCAGATCAGAGCTCTTCGCGCTTCTGCGCCGTCCGGTGACTGGCGGCCTATTGGTGGTTCGCTAGAGCTCGTCGCCGTGTGTCAGGTCAACGTCCCCGGCTTCCCAATCGCTAGAGCTCGAGTAGCGAGTGGCCAGGTATACGCTCTTGTTGCTGCCGGTGCGTCTACACTGGCGAGAATGAAGAGCGACCCTCTTCAGGACATGAAGAAGAGACTTGACGCTCTTGAAAAACTCTCGGTAGTTAGTGAAGATACTAAGTCTAAGGCCGAAGAGCTTTCTAACAGGGTGCGTAGCACGTTCGCGTACGATGAGCTCGGATACATCTCGACCAAGACGCGCGAAAAGCTTGCTAAAGAGGGTAAGGCTCTTCCGGACGGTTCGTACCCGATCAGAAATATCGAGGAGCTCAAGGACGCGATTCAAGCGTACGGACGCTCAAAGCCGAGCAAGCGAGCCGCGGTGCGCCGTCACATTATGAAGCGCGCGCGTTCTCTCAAGCGAGCTGACCTTATCCCAGAGAAGTGGAAGAACGCAGGTCTCGTAGACGACGACGTTGTTGATGGCATCAAGGCAAGAGTGCAGAGCCTTACGATTCGTGCTGCCGTTGAGAGTGGTGATGCTGACCCAAAAGCGCCGCCGATGCAGTGATTGCCGTTGGCAAAATCATTGCAGAAGAGCAAGAGCTTGCTGACGCGCTAATTGCGATAACTCAGAAGTACGGCAAGTTCAACGAAGATGATACCGGTGTCTGGGCTGGATACGAAACTGCGGCTGAAAATGAGAATGCTGAAATTGGCGTCACCTGCCAAAACTGTATTCTCTACGCGGGAGGCACTGAGTGCAAAATCATCTCAGCGGAAGTCGAACCCATGGGATATTGCAGATTTGCCCTAATTCCCGACGGTGTAGTGAAAGGTAAGACCTCAGAATGACGGGTGTAAAAGCAGTTTCTGCTGCGGCAAAATATGACCGCGAAAACACTATCTATACCTCGGGAGTCGATCAACCACGAGACGCAAAGGGTAAGTTTCGTGTTGTTCTCGCTAGGATCAAAGAGAACCTCGGTACGTCAGGTCTTCAACGCGCTGTAGAACGTGTTGAGGAGCTTGAGAACCTCGATAGTGCTGGAAACTACGCTGCTGCCGCGGCAAGCGCCGCGAAACTGCAAACGCTACTAACGAGACTTGATGAAGGCGCATTAAACGCCACATCCCTTGAAAACGTTAGGGAATCGGCTAGACTTCTAGGAGAAGTCATGGCGAATCTTCCGCTGCCGTTCGGCGAGGAAGTCGAGAAAGTTAAGTTCAGTGATCTTCCGCCAGTACTGCGAGATCTTGTCAAAGACATGATCAGCAGAGTAGAAGAGAAGATCGGCGCCGAAGATGCAGAAGAGCCAACAAAGAAACTTAAAGGATATATGTCTGGAAGTGACGTCTTTTCTCAGGGGGAAGTTTCTTCTGAAATGAGCACTCTTCTGCGCCTACTAACCTAGTTATATGTTACAATGTTTTCTAGGAGAGTGCCTCTGCCTTCCATGGCTTGAGTCCCTCCCTTGGACAGAAACCCGAGGCAACATTATAGTGATGTTGCCGTGACTGGCCCGGAGGAGGGACAGTGGACCGTATCAAGCAAATGCTCGACACGATTGCTGAACTGACCGATGATCAAGTAATCGAGCTTCAGGATGCAATTGTAGGCGAGTTTGAAGCGGTCGAGGGTGAAGATCCTACTCCAGAGTCAGTAGAGAAGATGACAACTCTCGCCGACATGCTTGACACCGTTCGCGATGAGTCGAAGCGTCGCACTGCACTTGCTGAAGAGCTCGCTGCACGCGCCGCCGAGGCCGCATACCGTGTCAAGGGCATGAAGGATGGAGAGGGTGACATGGATGACACCGCTGAAGCTCCAGAATCGGACATGGAGGAAACTCCAGACATGCCCGAGGAAGAGAAAGAAGAGGAGAAGTCAATGTCTGTCGCTTCAACTGACACTGAGGTAGAGGCTGAGCTTTCGACCACACAAGATGAACAAGTTGCCGAGGCTGCCGAAGAGGCTGCTTCTGACGAGGCGGTAGTTGCCGCTGGCGACCCAGAGGAAGACGCTGAGGAAGAGGCTGCGGCCCCTGACGAAGCTGCCGCTGAGGTTGAGCCAGAGGCCGAGCTTGCCGTTGAGGAAGAGGTTGCTGAAGAGGCGCCCGAGGCTGAACTCCAGACTGAAGAAGTTGCTGTTGAGGAGACCGAGACAGCTGCTGAACTCCAGACTGAAGAAGTTGCTGTTGAGGAGACCGAGACAGCTGCTGAACTCCAATCAGAAAACATTGAAATCGCTCAGGAAGAGCAGGAAGGTCAGGAGGCACCAATGACTGCCGCCGCAGATGAGGGCATGGATGTAGAAGTCCAGGCTCCAGAAGACCGTCGTCCCGTACAGACCGAGGCTGCGGCTCCAGTGGTGATCACCGCTGGCGCTGACATCCCTGGCTACACGGCCGGCGCGACACTTAGCAACGTCAACGAGGTCGCTGAGGCGTTCGTCTCCCGTCTGCACGGTCTTCGCCGTGTTAAGGGTGGCGACGGCGAGCAGCACATCGTTGCTTCATTCACAACCAAGTACCCGGAGTCCCGCGTGCTCGGTCAGGACGTTGACAGCAACATCACGAAGATCAAGGAAGTGTCCGGCCCAGAGGCTCTCGTCGCTTCTGGTGGTCACAGCACCCCGTTCGAGGTCAAGTACGACATCTTCGGATTCGGTGTTGGCGATCGTCCGGTCCGTGACTCGCTGCCTCGTTTCCAGGCCGATCGTGGCGGCATTCGCTACATCGTCCCGCCGGTGCTCGCTGATCACGCGAACGCTGTCGGTGTCTGGACAAACGCTGATGACATCGCGGCTTCCTCCACTAAGGACAGCCTCACCGTCACTGCGGCTACAGAGACCACCGTCGCTACCGACGCTGTGACCCTGCAGCTCCAGTTCGGCAATCTCATGACACGTGCGTACCCAGAGCTCGTCGCTCGTCACAACGAGCTCGCTCTGATTCAGCACGCCCGTGAGGCTGAGCAGTACCTGCTCGGTAAGCTCACCAGCGGTTCAACAGCGGTCACGTCCACCAGCCTCATCGGCGTGGCTCGTGACTTCCTAGTTCAGGTCGGTCGCGCCGCGGCTCTATACCGCAGCCGTCACCGTCTCGACTCAAGCGCGCAGCTCCGCGTCGTTGCTCCTCACTGGATCAAGGACGCTATGGTTGCCGACCTCACACTTGCGATGCCTGGTGACGACACCATGGCGGCTGCCGGTGAGATCGACGGCTACCTCGCGGCTCGCAACGTCAACGTCACGTACTCACATGACCTCAACGTTGCTGGCGCCCAGAGCGCAGGCGCGCTGAACGAGTTCGGCGACACCTTCACCTGGTACTTGTTCGCCGAGGGAACGTTCCTGTTCCTCGACGGCGGCACGCTGGACCTCGGAATCATCCGTGACTCTACACTGGTTGGCACCAACGACTACAAGATGTTCGTTGAGACCTTCGAGGGTGTTGCTAAGGTTGGTATTGAGTCGCTCGTCGTGACATCCACCATCTCGGTCAACGGTGTGGCTGCGGCCCTCCGTGACACGACTGGCGGCGCCGCGGCTGCTGCGATCGAGTACTGATCCCAGTAATAGTCACAAGAAATAAGTAGTACATCCACGGGCGGCGTTGAGGACCAAAGGAGAATAAAATGGCATTTCGCGGTGTATACCCTGCATCGGAGTTAAAGCCATCTGTCTTTGGTATTCTCAGCGTCGCCCGTGTGATGTCTCACACCGCAAGGGCGTACGACGAGCGCTGGATTCGTGGATTCTCTTTCGAATACGATTCTGAGCCGACCGTTCGCCTTCTCGAGGACACCGGCACGTCAGCGCACGAGATTTTCAACGGCACTGGGCTGGCGCAGTATGTTGAAGTCAAGCCATTCTTCATCGAAGTAGAAGACTCAAGATCTACATTTGGTCTTACTGGTGAAGATCGAATGGCGTTAGTTGTCAAGCAGCTCGAGGCAGCTACACAGAAAGCTGTTGAGCGAGAGCTATGGAATGGCTACGTAGTAAGAAGTGATTCGACTACTAGTCAATATCTGACAGAAGCCGGCGAGTACACTCTTGCTGCTGGGTCATCGGCTTCGACACCAGTCTCAGCCTGGCGCGCGATTGCTATTCTTGAGGGCGCCATGGCAGGATCGCCTGCTGGGGAGCAGGGAGTGATTCACGTATCTAGAGATGTTGCAATTCAGGCAGTGTCCGACGGGCCGCTTATTAGAGTTAAGAACTCCGACGGTCGAGAGCACTTGGAGACAGTTAACGGAACTCCAGTGATTGTTGGCTCTGGCTACACTGGTGACGGTCCATTTGTGGCAGTCACTAACAAAGCTCTTACTAGCAACGTTGCCACATTGACAACATCTGCTACCCACAATTTGACTACCGGCGACACTGTAAGTGTTTCTGGTGTTGATTCAACATTCAATGGGACGTTCACCGTGACCGGTACCCCCACGTCTACCACGTTCACTTACGCTAAGACAGCGGCGAACGTAACCTCTACGTCTGCATCAGGGCTTGCACAAATGGTCGGATCAACAACTACGAAGTGGATTTTCGCCACTGGCTGTGTAGACGTTCATCTTGGTAAGCCAGAAGTTGTCAATGAGACATTAGCTCAGGGATATAACGTGTCTGGAAACCAAAATGACATGCTAATCAAGGCCCTGCGCCCAGCAGCGGTCTACTTCGATCCAGCGATACACTACACAGTCAAGGTCGATTTGACCGTCTAAAATAGGAACTAGAACACCGCCTCACTGAAGGAGATAAACAGAAATGGCGACCCAAGACTACGCCGCGAGCATCCAGGGTGTGTCAATTCGCGTGACGCGTCTTGATGCCGCCGGTAACCTTCTAAACAACGATGGTGATAGCTACACCACGTCAGCGTTTATGCGCTTGTCGTTTACGCCTGAGTACGAGGCTGGCGATGAGATCACTGAAAAGTCCGCTGACGGCACCATCTGCGTTTCATATCAGGCCCCAGACACTCTGAAGAGAGTCACCATGGAGCTAGCGATCTGTGAGCCAGACCCAGAGCTGACTCAGCTCATGTCAAGCGGCCTTCTTCTTCGCAAGAACTACGGCACGTTTGTTAGCCCCGACCGTAAGAGCATCGGCTGGGCGTCTCCTGGTGTTGGTGACGATCCCTCCGGTCTCGGTGTTGCGATCGAGTGTTGGTCATTCGCGGTTGCCGACGGCAAGCGCGCTGCGACCAACCCGTACTTCCATTGGGTGTTCCCATACTGTCGACTTCGCCTCTCTGGCGATCGCGTCATCGAAAACGGCATGATCGCGACAACGTTTGAGGGCTATGGTCTCGGTAACTCAGCGTTCGGCGACGGCCTCGACGACCGCTGGGAGTTCGCAACTGCGACAGAGCGTCCGTACGCCTACGCTCGTTCAGACTGGGCGCCGACTGGCCGCAAGGGCTTCTACACATGGCACGGCGATCTCAGCGCGACAGTCAATAATGTCGAGCTCACGTCGAACGTCGCGACAATCACTACAGCGGCGGCTCATAACTTTGCCGCTGGCGACACAGTTGTTGTTGCTGGTCTCACGAACACAGATCTTAACGGCACGTTTACAATCGTCGATGTCCCATCGACAACAACGTTTACGTACGCTAAGACTGCGTCCGATATCGCGTCTACTGCTGACAGTGGCACAGCCGACGTCGCGAAGAACAGCCGCGCGGTCAGTGACTTTACTTCTCAGGGTTCAACCACTGAGTACAACGTACCTGGAGCCACGGACTACAACGCCGATGAGGACATCGACTTCATCATTGCTTCAACAGAGGACCCAGTAGCCTGAGTCTAAACTACCTGGTAGGCGGCGCGTTCTGTGTATAGAATACATAGGACGCGCCGTCTGCATTTGCTGCAAAAGAGGTAGAGAACGATGCCAAATTTATGGGTTACGCCAGAAGAACTTGGCGACTACGCTGAGACTGAGTTTTCATACGAAGCGGCGAAATCGGCTTCTAATCTTCTCTGGGCGTTGTCTGGAAGAAAGTATAGCGGGACGACTACGGTAACTGAGCGCTACATTTGCGCGGGTCGGTCGTTTAGATTTGGGCCAAGCTACAGAAACATTGAGGCTGCTCTTATCGAAGGCGACATGTACAATTACTACTCAGACGACATTGACTTTTATGAAGACATGACCTCAGACGGTACTACACCGTCTTCACGTATTCGTCTTCGCGGTCGGCCTGTGACTAAGATTCACACAGTAAGAAACAGAGTGGGCACTATAATCAGCCCAGACAAATACTATCTAGTCGATCACTCAACACTTCAAGCACGAGACGGTGTTGCGTGGACACCTTGCAACATTGAAGTCACTTACTCCTACGGAGTAGAACCGCCAACCATTGGTAAGATGGCCGCAAGAACACTTGCGATGGAGTTCGCAAAACTGTGGGCTGGCGACCCGTGCGATCTTCCAGAGCGTGTAACTTCTATATCAAGACAGGGTGTTTCCTACACTATTCTTGACAATCAAGACTTTATCGACGAACTTAAAACTGGCATATACGCCGTTGACCTGTTCTTAAGAGCGTCTAACCCGGATCGAGCCAGGGCCCGCGCAAGAGTGTTTACGCCAGATGTTCCAAGAGCTAGGCGCAATGCGCCCAAGCCATTGAAGTACCCGAGCGGCATTGCAGATATTGACGTCTCAGCAAGCAGCGGCTCAGGCAGCACAGACGTCTCTCTTTCTTCGCTAAACGCTCTGTTCTTAGCCGCAGGCGGGTGGTCGACTAAAGTGTACATCAGAAGCTACGCCGAGACCGAGTCGCTAGAGCTCGAAGGGGCAGCCACTATTACTGACCCAACGCCGACAACAGTGTCTGTGTCAACTGCCGAGCTTTCTTCTAATCTTGTTACGCTAACTACATCGTCGAACCACGGATTCTATGTCGGTACTGAGGTTGTAGTTTCAGGCATCGATTCAACGTTCGATGGCACGTACACCATTGAGACCGTCCCGACGTCTACAACATTTACGTACGACAGGGTCGCATCAGACGTCGCGGAAACTGCTGTAGCTGGAACTGCTGAGTCGGTAACTGACGACAGGCTTACTGTAACTGTTACGTACGAGGACGCTCTATCAGTGCTGGGAATGATTGACAGCGGCTCGTGGGACCTATACGCAACAAGAACAAGTGGCGGTGCAGAAGAAACAGTGTACGTTACTTCTGGAAATCTAAGAATCGCTCTTGCGTCTAACGTCGTTTCTACGTACACGATTGGCTCGTGATATGTCGATAGTTGATATTTCTGGTGTGTCTAGCGACGCTCTAAACATTGTCACTCTTCTTGATGGAGTTCTTACTAGAACTGTGTCTACGTTTGAGTCGTACAATGTCCCGATACCGTCTAGAAGGTACTACACTGTTGGCCAGACAGCAATTGATTGCGAGCAGTTGACAGTTACACTTCTTCAAGCGTATCTTGGGCCGCCTGGGGATCAAGCGTCTACACCGCAGAGGTGCAACGTCCCTAGAACTGCTGTTGTTCTTGTCACGGTTGCACGAGAAATACCGATAGTTTCAGTGAACGGTCGTCCGCCGACAGCAGCAAACATTCAAGACGCCTCTAAGATCACAGCAGTTGACGCCTGGGTTCTACTACAGGCAATTGACTTGTTTGATCAGTGGGACGAAACTGGTTTCGGCCTTGGAGTAATTGGAACTGTAGATACTCCACCACCTCAGGGCGGCTTTCAACTTACTACAATGCAGCTAACTCTGGCTATCCCGTAATGACTACTACAATAGTTTGGAACTACCCTGCACTTGACGTGCTTTTAAAGTCGCGCGGCGGTGCTGTAGGGCGAGATCTGGAGCGTCGCGCTCTTAAGGTTAAGGTGGCCGCGCAAGCGCAGGTGGGGGTAAAGACCGGAGCACTTAAGGCGTCAATTCACCTAGAGCACAACAGAACTGCGTATGGGCAACAGATGCTCGTAGGATCTGATCTCAATTACGCGTATATGCATCACGAGGGCACACGACCGCACGTTATTCTTCCTAGTCCCGGTAAGACATTGCGATTCCGCGGTCGCGGTGGCGCAATTGTGCATACTGAGCGCGTAGATCACCCAGGTACTCGTGCAAACAGGTATCTATCAAACAATCTGTATCTAGCTATCACGTAGAGCACCTTCAACGTCTCTACAAGATAAAATATTAATGACATGCACAGGAATGAAGTGCTGACACATACACGGAGATGACAATGGCGAAGTTTAAAGACTTTGGTTCACCTACTATTGAAGAAGATGCTGAAGAAGTTCAGTTTTCTCTCTATGGAGAAACATTCAACTGCCGTCGCGGTATTCCTGGCAAGGTTATGATTGATCTTGCTTCTAGAACCGGCGACGACAGCAACCCTGCGGCAAACGCTGCTGTTATTGACGACTTTTTTAAGGCAGTTCTTTCTGGTGAAGAAGAGTACAAGCGTTTTGATGAAATGTGCAAGGACCCAGATAAGCTGATTCAGATTGATCAGATTATGGAGATTGTCACATGGCTGATGGAGACGTACTCTGAGCGCCCTACGTCGCGGCCAGAAGCTTAACCCACTGGGCGTTAGATCTCTGGCCGTACGTCAACGGCAAAGCAATAACTCTAGGCGTAGATCTTAAGCAGCTCCCAATGAGCGATATGCTCGATGTGTTGCACTTCTTCTTCGAGGAAGATTTCATTCACATCACGACTGGAGAGCAGGCAGAAGCGCGAGACAAGTCTAGGTCTATGCTCTACAGTCAGTTATACCACAGAGAGTACAGATACGCTGCGCCTACTACAAAGCGCACTGCCGCATCTCCTGGAATCGGCGGGCCGTTAGATGAGGATCTCGAGGTAGAGGATATTCCCACGCCAATAGATCCGTTCCAGCGCTCGAGAGAGACTAAGCCGTACATTCCGCCAACCCGTGTCAATGAGAACTCGAGACTGCCATTCGGCGCGGCACTAGACGAGCCTCTAGGGTAGTCTCAAGTGGGCTAGAATAGTTATGTTGCATGACACGTATGGAAGGAGGTGATGACACGTGGCTGTAGTCGGTTCTGCGTTTATTACCGTAAATGCGATCACAATTGGCTTCCAAAATCAGATCAAAGACGCTCTTAACGATTCCGCGAAGGACTTTGGTAGAATTGGAAATCGTGCCGGTAACCAGTTCTCGGCTGGAGTAAGAAAAAATCTTAACAGAACGAGTGGAGCGTTTGCAAAGTTCAGACAAGCTGCTCTACAAGCAAATGACGCGTTCTTTAAGATGGTCACCACCGGGTATGCTCTAGGGCCCGCTATCGCTGGTGTCATCAGCAGCATTTCAGCGCTTGTCACTGGACTATTCGCAGTCACCTCCGCGGCTCTTGCGGCCGCTCCGGCTCTTATCGTTCTTCCTGGAATATTCGCTGCAATAGGCCAGGGTGCACTGGCAGCTAAACTGGCGTTTAGCGGCATGGGCGACGCGATCAAAGAGCTCAAGAAGCCAAGTAAGGCTGCAAAAGACAATGCCGAAAGAATCGAGCAAGCCGAGAACAGGCTTCTTCGTGTTCTTGAGTCAAACAGAGAGTCTCTTGCTCGCGCTGACAAGAATCTAGAGAGAGCCGAGCGAGATCTCACCGAGGCGAGAAAAGAAGCTGCCGAAAGTCTTCAGCAACTAAACTTTGACGCAGAAGACGCTGCAATCTCAGAGCGCCGTGCTGCAATCGAGCTTGAGAAAGCGCGTGAGACACTCGCTAGGGTGCAGGATCTGCCACCAAACTCAAGAGCTCGTCGCGAGGCTGAACTTGCGTACGCTGAAGCAGATCTAAATCTTCGCCGCGCGAAAGATCGCAACTCCGATCTTGCTGCTGAGACAGAAGAGGCAAACCGCAAGGGTGTTGAAGGTTCTGACGAGGTTGTCGCCGCTACTGAGAGAGTTCAGGAAGCCATTGACGACAAGGCAAGAGCAGAGCGTGACGCGATCCGCGCGCAGCTCGAGGCGGAGAAGGAGCTCGAGAAAGCGCGTAAAGGGACTGAAGACGCGGCGGCCTCGACAACGTCTGCTCTCGACAAGCTTAGCGACGAGGCTAGAAGATTCGCGGAGTTCATTGTCGGGCTCGAGGGCGACATGCTAAAGCTCAAGCACGCCGCGGGCCGAGAACTGTTTGGACCTCTCGAGCAAGCGATTCAGAAACTGGTTGACGATCTTTTCCCAGTTCTTGAGAGAATACTTGAGAAGACAGGCGGTGCTCTTGGCCGAGTCGCCGTTCACATCGCTGATGTAGTTACTGAGGCGCGCAATCTCGAAGAGCTGGAGAGAATTGGCGACACGAACGTCTACGTCATCGAAGGTCTTGGTGAGGCGTTTGGTAATCTCTACGATGTGCTTCTCTCGCTTCTTGACGCTGCTGGGCCACTGATTCAGCGGTTCGTTGACTGGATCGTCACAGTTACCGAGAGATGGAAGACATCTCTCGAGGACATGAACTCGGCCGCTGAGGGCGAAGTAAGTGAGCTCACGGAGTACTTCAACAGAGCCGGCGACGTAGCTGCGCAGCTCGGTGAGATCTTTAGTAACATCGGTGATGCTCTTATGAATCTCGGAGCGGCTGCAGCCGGTCCGGGTAGCGGCGGTCAGAATCTTTTAGATCTGTTCCAGGAGGCAACAGAGCGCTGGGCAACGTTCACTGAAGAGGCACTCGAGGACGGCCGACTGGAGACGTTCTTCATTGAAATCGCAGAAAACTTTGCGTCAATATCGCGATTTCTTGCTGGACTTACAGGAGTATTTATTCGTCTCGGCAACAACCCGGGAATCAAGGGATTCTTTGACACCCTCAATCAGGGCGGCGGGTTGCAGATGCTCGAGGGGGCATTTGATACGCTAACAAGCACCGGACCTGCCGTTGCAGAGTTCATGTTAACGCTTGGTGAAACACTAGCGTACTTCACCGAGTCCGAGTCAATTGAGAACTTCTTTGGTGTTCTTACAACAGGCCTTGAGTATCTAAACAAGGCTCTTGCAAATGAAACAGTGCGTGAGATATTCCTCATGACAGCCGCGTTCTTGGGTGCTGCAAAAGGCGTACAACTCATGCTAAAGGTCAGTGGGTTCTTTGGCAAGGTGTTCGCTGGATACTTCATTAAAGCGTTCGATGTAGTGAAGAAGTTTCGTGGCGGCATCCATGCGCTTAGCGAGCTGTTAGCAGCCAAAGGGACCTCGCTATTTAGAGTTCTTCTCTCTGGCGGCGGAGCGGTAGCAGCTATCGGCGCTGTCATCGGCGCGTTGGTTTTGATGTGGCAGAACAGCGAGACGTTTAGAACTGCCGTAATGGATCTTGTCTCCGGAGTGTTCGTAGCACTAACTAACGCCTTTTACACCATTAAAGAAGCTATCGATGCAGCGCTCGAGCCGTTTGGCGGTATGAACGGAGCCTGGGAGTCGCTCAACTATTGGATGGGCCAGGTTGGCGACTTCATGGGGACGTACATTATCCCGTTGATTCAATTTCTTCTTGTTGAGGCAATTGACGTTGCCGCTATAGCGATCTCTTACTTCATCGGGATAGTTTCGTCAATCATTCAAGTGTTCCAGGGCGTCTGGGAGTTCGTGCAAGGAATCTTTGCGCTGTTCAAAGGCGACATGGACGGCGTCAGCGAACACTTCGGAAAAGCGTGGGAAAAGATCAAGGGCGCGATCTCGACTGCGATTCAGTTCGCGTGGGACTTTCTTAAGGAGATCTTCGGTAAGATTCTCGACTGGGTAGAAGACATCTTCGGTGTCGACATTCGCGCGATCTTCTCTGGTATCGGAGACTTTATCGGAGGAGTTTGGGAAGGGATCAAGACAGCGTTCTCAAAGGCGTGGGGCTTTATCACAGGCGTTATCTCTGGGATCGGAAATATCTTTAGCACCGCGTTTAGTGTGGTTTCTGACGTCGTAGAAGGCGTTCTTAACGGAATCGGTCTCGGCTTCCAAAAGGTTGGTAGCTTTATTTCTGGAGTTGCTGGGGCAATTACTGGAGCGTTCAAAACGGCATTTAACTTCGTTGCAAACATTTGGAATAATACTGCTGGTAAGCTAAGTTGGACTGCCCCGGACTGGATTCCCGTTATTGGCGGAAGAAGCATCTCGGTCCCCAAAATCCCGACGTTCGAGAACGCAACAACGGTCGGCGACAACACATCGTTGTTCCAAGCCGTGCAGATATCGGCGGGACGAGATCGCGCGGCTCTTGCTGCGAACATGCGAGCGTTTGCCGGCGGCCTTGCTGAGGGTGGAATTGTCCCAGCGGTGTCCGGCGGAATGCTCGCTGTGATCGGTGAAGGTGGTCGTAGAGAGCGCGTTGAGCCGCTCGACGAGCAGGGTTTGTCGACTCGAGATCGCGCAATCATTCAGCAGCTCTCTGGCGGCGGAATTACGCTGAACGTATACCCGTCTGCTGGCATGGATGAAGCAGAACTCGCGGCGATGGTTTCACGTCAACTAGCATTTCAACTACGCAAAGGCGCGTTTGTCTAAGATATTATGAATAAGGTCTGAGAACGGAGACGACATGGCTACATATTTAATTGATGGAGCGACGCCGCTCCCAGAAAACGGAGACACCGGCTGGGGTTCTACGTTAAATACTGCTATTCAAGCAATTGACGAGAGATTTACGTACTCTTCGCCGTCGTATTCTCTTGCCTCAACCGTTCTTGGCTCAAGTCTTACGTCCGTCGGGACGCTCACTTCGTTGACTGTGAGCGGCGCCGGATCAATTGGCGGTAACCTTACGGTGACAGGGAACTTAACCGTCAACGGCACAACAACGACAACAAACTCGACGACTGTTACTGTTGATGATCCGATCTTCACTCTTGGTGGAGACACTGCTCCAGCGTCTGACGACAACAAAGATCGCGGTGTCGAGTTCCGCTGGCATAATGGTGCAGCAGCAAAAGTCGGCTTCTTTGGCTTTGACGATTCCACCGGCAAATTCACGTTCGTCCCAGACGCGACGAATAGCTCTGAGGTGTTCTCAGGTACAATCGGAGAGATCGACGCGCAGGTCGACTGGTCAAATGTTCTCAACAAGCCGGACCCTGAGATCACCGTAACCCTCACTGGAGACGTGGCAGGTTCAGCAAGCGCGACGCTTACTGATCTTGCTAATGGAACGATAACTGTTTCAACAACTGTGCAAAGCGGCGCAGTTGCGCTCGGCACTGACACCACAGGCGACTATGTCGAGTCATTGACTGCTGGCACCGGTGTAATTCTAAGCGGGACAATTGGAGAAGGGTCGATACCGTCAATCGCTATTGGCCAAGCCGTCGGGACCACGGACAACGTCACGTTCAATAGTGTTACTGCCAGTCTCTCTGGAAATGTCACTGGTGACGTTACAGGCAGTGTCACTGGCGACATCTATGCTGGAAACGGAACGTCTAAGATTCTCGACAATGGCACTGACGGCACCGATGCGACATTCACTGGGACTGTCAGTAGCATCGCCAATCACGCGTTAGGTGATCTTAGCGACACTGACTTTACAGTAGTCACTCCTACATCTGGAGATCATCTGTACTTTGACGGAGCAGATTGGATCAACAGGCCAATCGATCTTGACACTCTTTCAGATGTGTCAATGGGATTTTCCCCACCGGCAGCCGGAGACTTCTTAGTTTATGACGGATCAAACTTTTCACCGAGCCCGTTATCAACATACGAAGGAGACACGGCAGACGTCAACCTCACTGCCGCTGGGTCTAACGCAAACGCTTCTATCACGGACGGTTCGCCAATACAGGATGCTAACGGATCCGCTGCGTCTGTGACAGTGACCGTAACTAGTGGATTTACGAAGAACGTTGTAGAACTGGGTGGAGTCTTTCAGTCTGTGACTGCGACAGACGAAGAGCCGTATTTGCTTCTACAAAGAAGCACTAACGGCGGAAGCTCATGGACAGACGTTCAGAGCGTTCAAGTTGGCGCTACTGAAGAAAACTCTGGCGGAACTCTTCAGCAACAGTACGCGCCAATTTTTGTTAGAGTTGTCGACACTCACGGCGCGTCATCTGGCACTTCTGTGATGTACCGATTCATCAACAACACTGCCACTGTTCTTGGCGGAAGCGCGAACACTATGAATCAGTTCTTTGCCAATACTGCCGCTTCGTTCAGTGCTAAGGAAGCTCGGTAGTTAGAATATCGCGCATGAAGGTAGAAGACTTCGCGTCTGACATTGTCTTCTCAGCACTAGACAAGAACTCTACACTTTACTGTTGCTCAGACTGCGGTGTAAGTTGGGTAGATGACGAGTCGTGCTTTATTTGCGAGACCGCGGGAAGAATCTTAGCGGTTCCGGCTCAAACTAACGTTGGTCTAAACTTTCCTAGCGATCTCGGTATAAAATTATCCCCGAATCACGTAGCGGTCGATCAAGAGCTGATTGACTTCGTAAAAAGACAGAGGTACACGTAATGGAAAACCCAGACATGCAACTTGATGTCCAGCAGGTGATTAACAGTCTCACCGCGCAGATCGCGCAGCAGGCGCAGAAGATTGCGATGCTAGAAGCGACTGTGTCGTCGCTTTCTCAGTCTCTTGCTGCGGCAAGAGATCACAGCCACGACTGACTTACGTCTTCTTAGGCTTTCTCTTTTTTGAAGACTCGGCCTTCTTTTTAGACTTCTCTCGCGCTGAATGATATGCGCTTACAGCGTTTGCGCTTGTTCTACTTCTCCAGGTGAAGTCGCACTCTGTGCAATTTACTAATCGCATTGTCGGCCAACGTCCGCCTTCAGGTGATGGGCGCACAAGAACTTGAAGCTTGACCGGACGGGCTCCGCAATATGGGCAATTCGGGAATCTTGTTCGTCGTATTTCCTTGCCCTCGTGAGAAACTGACAACGCTCTTCGTATTTCAGACTCGTCCTTGCCACCCCACACGCCCCAAAGTTCTTTTTCTTCAAGAGCGTACTTGAGGCAGTCTTTTCTTACGGGACACGAGTAGCAAAGATTCTTAGCGTCGTATCTGTCCCTGAGCTCGGCAGAAAAGAAGTTGGGGGCAAGATGCTTATTCTCTGGCTTCTTACACTCTGCGTTGTCTTGCCAGTCGAATCTACTTAGACCGCTAGGCATCGATTTCGACCCAGGTAGCTTCTAGCACCTCGTCGATTTCGTCACCGTAGTATGTCTCTCCGTCGGAATCGCAAACTGTTGGCTCGTCGTCTCCGTCTGTGTATCCGACGTATCCATGTGTCGGCACACCTGACTCGACAAATTTGTAGCCTTCACCTAAGGAGAGAGCTACTCCATCTCTTTGAAGAGACGATGCCAAAGCGCGCTTTACAACTTCATTCTCGATGTCCACGTGCTCGATAGTGTAGTAGACAATTCCGCCGCTCGAGAATAAAGAGTAGTCTTCACCTAACCACTCAGACCATAGAGTCTCGCCCGGGCGTGAATCATTCATACCGAATAATTCTATACTATGACCATTGCTTATCGGAGCAATATCGTAGAGTTTATTGTGCGGAACTCTAGGGCCATCTCAGCCGATTAGCCGGCGATGACGTAGCCGTCTTGATGAGGCCACAAGTACTCGTACGTCTCTGGTGCAGTCCCCGAGTCCTCTGGCCAGCCGAACTGATGGTACCACTCGTAGTTCTTGCACAGGAGTGCGGTCCGATGAGTAGAACATAGGCTGCTAAAGTACGTAGAGTCTTGCATCCATGGTGGGAGTCGATACTCGGAAGAGACACGGCCTAGTGAGACTGCTAGATCGTACGTTCTGTACGTTTTCTCAAGAAGAGTTGATTTGTACCCGCGCGATCGCCACTCGAAGTACGTAGCCGAGATGTATGAGACAAACACTGTCTCGTAGCCGCGCCACATTTTTACAACTGGGTGATTCACCCAGCCCTTAGGGTTTCGGTCGTTGCCCTCTGGGTCTAGGCCAGAGATTGTTAGCAAGCACTGCCATGCCTCAAGAGTCTGCTTATGCAGGCGCTTGTTGTCTAGTACTTTTGCTGTTGTCTCAAACGAGTCAGTCGAGACTAGAAATGATTGCATGCGTCGCTCCGTATTAGTTGACAGCTACTGTCTGCCGCCACTATATCAAATGGCGCTTTCTTTAGAACGACTTAGTCTTCTCGCTGGTAGAAGTTCTTCTTGACGAAGTTTCTACTAAAGCCCTTGTCAGTGTCGAGAAGGTATTCGCGATCACCAATCAATTCACCCTGTGGACCGTTTGGCTGGCCGTCTAAGGCCGCTGAGCAGGCCTCTCCGATCCAGTTAGCCGCCTGCACCGCCACTGCCTTGCCCCAAGTCGCGCTCTGCGGGGTGTAGTCCTTCGCGGCGACGATTTCCCAATCATCGGGAAGGCCTTGAATTCTTGCCGCCTCCCTGTGAGTGATTCTTCTCGGCTGCGTTGGGTGCACGACGTGATCGAGCGCGCTACCGGTGAGCACGTGGCAGAAAGATTCAGCGTCCCATCTTGCTGGGAGTGAGAACCCCATGTAGAAGTCATTGGCGCGAATCTTGTCTTCTTTGTTGCTCCAGCTCTGTGGAAAGTACCCTCCGTTCATCTCGACGGCGAGCTTAAGAGCCTCGTTCATCTGCTTCATCGGCTTCCAACCATCGTTGCCGATGATGTCAAAGATTTCTTGAATTCTCTGCGACTCGAGATTTGTCTTGTTCATGTGACCGTCAACAGTACCGTCTTGGTTTCTGAGATCGGCAACGTACTTCGACCCGTCGTTGGAGTACGCCTGTCGGTCCCACGTGATCTCGCAGTGCTCGAGGTCACCAATTACGTCTATCATTCTAGGCATCTCGCTAGGCGTCTCAGCGTGAGCGCCAAACGGCATGCCTTTTTCAACAGCAACCCAGAAGTACCGCATGCGATATGAGAATCCGCCGACCTGGAGATTGTTGTGCTTGACGTGATAGAGATCGTACTGCTTGCCTGAGAGATCCTCTACCATTTGACGATACTGATTCATCATTGGTCGTCCTTGAGTGTACGCTTGCTGCACACATTCAAAGACAATCATCTTCGGCTTGATGCGAGCTGCGTATCTCATGAACGCGCGAGTATGCTCGTGAGCCTTAGCATCAGGCCCGCGGTTTGCCGGGCCAGACCATAGAGACCATCCAGAGCACGGCGGGCAGCCGAGAACAATGTCTGCTTCCATATCAGGCCAGTCGCTCGGATCATCGGAGAATGACGAGTTCCACGAGTTGCCGAGATGATGTCTATTCACTTCTGCAACTGGATTACCGAAGTTCAACGTCCCAGTCCTTGCCAGCATCTCCATTCCGGAGTTTACAAAGCCAAGGCTCATGAAGCCAGCGAGGCCGTTGCAGTCGATAAACTTTTTCGTGCTCATGTCACTCTCCTGAGTCGATCAACCCGACCTCGTAACCGCACGCCGCGTACCCCGCGATGTCCGTCCAGGTGTCTGGTTGAAATCCGTAGTTGGAAGAAAATCGCGCGAGTTTTACTGCGATCATTGCCATTGCGACATCTTCTTTGCTGAAGTCTCTGTCAAAAATGACTGACCATAGCGACGCGATTCTTTGGAAATTGTCTTCCGGTCCGCCGTACTGAAGATCACGCTCTCCAGAGATAATTTTTGCTGCCTCCGAAAGCATCTTCTCTCTTGGAGACTCGCTCGTGGTTTCAATCTTTTTTGTCATTTTCCTCAGGTTTCTATATTAACTCGAGCGGTGCACACGGCCCTGTATTTTTCGTCAGTTTCTTCTAACTTGTCTATGTCAATCGAGCTGTCTCTTGGGAAGTCTTTTCCATTTGACAGCGACGCCCATTCTTCTCTAAGTTTTGATAGCAGCTCTTCGATGTCACTACCGACGGCTGTAAATCTTACTATTGCTCTCATAAAACGCTTACCTTCCGTTCAAGACGATGAGGCGCGTGCCTCGCGTCGTTGATATGTGGTGTCTTTAAGTCAATAGTGTGTACTCTTACGTCTCCGTCTTTTACTTCTCTTACTCGAACTAGCCGCCCGTTGTGCATTTTTCCAGCAGAAGTCGTGTACGCATCGAGCTTTACTCGCAGTACGTCACCTTGCTTGATTGTCTGGGCTGAAACATCAACCCACGCGAACTCAGACGACTCCATGACGCTGCGGGCACCCGTCTTCCTTACACGAGGAGGTGTCGTAGTCGTCTAAGGCACGCGCGCACAGTTTGCACTTCATGCCGTCATCAAGAACTCTGTACCCGGCCTTCTGTCTATTCGCGTTGATTTGCATCTTTGCGATGTACTCAGAATCAAGATCTTCATCAAGTGCACCAGCGGCGCAGAGAATGTTAGCGACAAAATGAAGAACGTCTACGCATTCCTTGAGAATCTCGCGGCGATCAGCGTACGGCTCGTCGTGCTGCCAAGGCTTCCAAGAAATCGCCTTGCGAACCTCCGAGAGCTCGTCATCAATAGCAAGCATGTTCCAGCGGATGTACTCGATAAGCGCTCGAAGATCTTCTGGGCTGTCGCTATGAAACACGGAGTAATCTACACCGTAGACTTCTGATTGAAGCTTCTTTGTCTTTTCAAGCCACTGATTAAATAGAATGTTCATTAGAGTGAAAGCTCCTTAAATAGTCTAGATGTCTCTGTCTCTGCGTCTCTAATAGATAGAGAGTATTGCTCCAGTTGTTCTAATGCTAGAGAGTATCTCTCCGCTATGCTCATCGACTCGACGGCCTGCGGTATGGCAGACCATGACTGCCCGATAGAGATTGTATCTCGCCATTCTGTACAAACCGGGACTAGAGCTGCTAAAGATTGCACTAATCTGTACGTCCACCACGTAATTGAGTCGTTTTGCGGGCATATGATTGTTCCCGTGGATCTGCAAATTCTGTCTAGTGACACGGTGTCCGGCTGCATTCTTTTAATTTTGACCGGTTCCCAGTCATATGAAAGAAGATTTTTCATTCTCTCAAACCAGCGCGTCTTGTGATTTTCTACAAGCCATAGCTTGCTTTTCTCCGCTGAAATTACTGCGTCAACTTCCTGCCTCGTGTATAGAGCATCGAAGTTGAACGGAACCATTCTCAGCGAGTCCTCCCCGAACAACTTTCTTGATACGTGAACGTCGTCTGTGAACGAGAACGCTGGGTACAGCACTCTGTAGTTTTTGTCTGAATACAGATACTCAGCAGACTCAGCGAGCCTGTCTACAATCTCACTTGAGCCAGAAACTTTAGAGTACTCGTTTCTATTCTTATAGATCGGCTTTTTCAACGACTCTGGCGTCTTTACAATCGCGCTCAGACTTTGACGTATCTTTGCCGGGTCAGGAGCGTCAATATAGAAGTGCAGTCGTTGATCGCCCTTTAGCATGCCGACGACATTAAGAACGCCGTACGCGCAGTGAGAAGCAAGACTTAGAAGAGGAGAAAGACCGACAAGTATCGCATCGTATTCTTCAAAGTCGCTTTGCGCGTGAGAGACAGACGGCTTTATCCACGAAACACGGACGTCGTCTCCATACATGGTAGCAGCGTCGCTTAGACAGGCGACAAAGCTTAGTGACGATGAATTGCGCGATCTTGAGTACTGAGATGCTGTCATCCCAGTCACCGCGATGTTTTTCATCATCTACTTCCGTCTGGGTGTATCTTCAAACCTTTGTCTTCGTTGATCGCCCTAAGAACAATTCTTTCGCAGTGATCTACAAAAGAATCGTAGCTTGGCATGTACGGGCGAAGAGACTCGGCCTGCGCTCTGGCAGTTTCCTCGAGCTCAGCGTCGCTCATACTCTCGACTTGTTTGATTGTGATTTTGTACGCGTCACCGATAGGGTCGCCTTCGCCTTTATCTACTACAAGAATAGACCTAACTCGAGCGGCGTACATAAATCTGCTTCTCCACCAACCGCTGCCAGCGTGTGGATACGGCGGAGACAGAATCCCCCAGTGATTGTTGTAGAACGCTAGAACGTCTTCTTCCGTGTCAAGACGCTGCCCGCCGAACTTCTTAATAAGCTTTCTGCTTCCGATGATTTCTACCGGCCACTCGGGCTTCTTCTTTTCTAGCCACGTATCGTGCGGCATCAGCGCGCCGAGAACCCACGATCTCTGCTTGCTCTCCGGTGGCAGCGGCTCGCTGCTCGCTAGGATGTTATAGATAGTCGAGCTCGGGTCGAGCGCTTCTATGCCATTCATTTCCTTAGGCATTCGCTTTCTTACGAGCTGCCTATCACCAAACGCGTACATTGGGCACGCCGGAACAAGGCCTGCTGCCCAGCGCTCAGCGAGCATAGACTCTCCAGCAGCGACAAGTTGGTTTTCGTAAAGCTTGATGTTCTCGTCAGTGTCATTGAAGAAGTACCGCCCAAGACCGCATTTCGCTGCGTCCTCAGGGTTCTTCGCCGCGACGCGATCAAGTGCTGCCTTCGCGTCATCATACGAGTAGTACGTCGCCGGCTCATCGCCTCTCGGCCCAGACAATAGATACTTATACAGAAGCTCTGGATGTCGCTTCAACGCTCGTGACGCGTTAAACACTGCGGCGAATTGCCAGTCATCGAAGAATCCAACGGCGGGCAGACCAGAGGAGAGCGTGTACAGCGCACCCATCGCGCCCTGGCGACCGTTCAGCGAGTTTAGCGGCGCAAGGTTTACCCAGGCGACGTCGTATGATGAGAGATCTTCCCCGGGAGTCACTCTTCTCCAGTCGACAGAGTGCCCTCGAGACTCGAGTGCTTCGGCAATAGACGCTGGCACGTCGATCTTCTTGATCGTTCTACGCTCTGTGTTTATTTGCAGAGCGGTAAAACCTGTCATTAGAATACGCATTTGTGTCCTTAGAAAAGAAATTGCAGGCTAGCCGCCCGCCCCTGAAGACGGAGCGGGCGACTCACCTACAGCTATCAGAACGGCGCAGCAGGCGGCGCTGAGGGGGCTGCCTCAGCAGCAGCGGGCGCTGCTTCCGCAACAGGCGCGGCCTCTGGCGCAGCGACCGGCGCGGCCGGAGCCGGAGCCGGCGCCGTGGGCGGCGCTGGCGCAGCAGCGGGAGGGGCCGCAGCTGCGGCGGGAGGGGCAGACGCGGCAACGGCGTTCGCCGGATTGGCCGAGTAGTACGCCTTGATCTCGTTCTTCTTCTGGCCCTGCCAAGTGCGGCTGCCAACCTGCCCGCGGAACGGGCGATCTACAAGCGCCTGCTCGATCTGAGCGTTGCTCGGGTTGGTTGAGAAGAAGTCACGACCGAGACCGAGAGCTCCCATCTTCCTGAAGAAGATCGCGAGAGCGTTCGGGTTGTCGGTCGAAACGACGAGATTGTCCCAGACGAGACGCTTCGCGTGGGCGCCAGTCGTAACCTGCGCCTTGACTGCGAACATCGTCTTTCCAGTCTGAGTCACCTTGGCGTTTGCCTCCACGATCTTGAGATCGTAGTCGCCGTCGGGAAGTGGCTCGTAGCCAACATCCCCTGCTTCGCTGATGAGGTCACCCCAGTTGAGGCTAGTCATGTCTATCACCTATCCTTTGGTGTTGTTGTTGTTGTTAGCTTTCACTCGGCCGAGGGCCGAAGACAATGTCCAGCATCGACTCGACGCTGAGATTCTGTTGATCGACGACTTTACCAAGTCGTCCCTGAACACGCTCGCCTGCCTCGTAGTCGCTAGTACGCTCGACGTACATTTGACGCGCCTTGATTGGCGGCTGCGTTGGGTCAGGATTTGGGAATGTCTCGACGGTAACCGCGCCGAGAATGTCGTAGAAGTACGGTGCCTGAATGGCAAGCTGCCCCTGGAGGTACGGACGATAGCGACCGTCTTGACCCATTCTTGCCATCGCGGTAAGTACGATCGCCTCCAGAGGCGCGACTGGGTGCATCGTAAGATCGCGGAGATCTCGAAGCAGACCGCCCATGTGACGAAGAAGCTCGCCCCACTGTTGCATCTGCATTTGATTCTTTCCAGCAATGCTGTCGACGCACTTTACCTGGAGCTCTGAGATCGAGTCGATGATCAGCGACTTGAACTGATGCTTACCGAGCTGCAGCCACTGGTACGCCTTGAGAACAGTGTCGTACTCGGTCACGTTGACAACGCACGTGTCCCAGCTTCCATCTGCTACAGGAGGCTCCTCGCGCATCGGGTCCCAGTACTTTACGTTGATCGGGAGGAATCTGTGTCCGCCCTCCACGTCGAGCATGAGACGCGGGTACGGTGCTGTCACTGCGAATGTCGACTTTCCGACCTTTGACTCGCCGTAGACCATAATGGTCAACGACCGTTGAATACCACTCATGTGTTAGTTACCTTTCGGCTCATTTGTCTGATAATAGCTGTACGGGTCATCTGTAATGAAAAGCTCCTCAAGTGCTTGCTCTGCTGCGCTACCGTCGTCAAACAGCGGGCACACAGCGAAAAACTGACATTTCCACTTGCAATCTCGGCTGGGGCTCGGGTACGCAACGTAGTGCGGGTCAGAGCCTTCGTCAAGAGCGTCACGTACTCGAAGCATGTCTTGAATTACTCCGTGTATGCGATTCCAAAAAGTTCTTAGCGTAAACTGATTATGCCGAACCTCTATCTGATCGTAGAACGGAGGCTTTGCATTAGCAGTTCTTTTCACCTTCTTGAGCATCGTAAAGATGCCACCGTCGCAGCGCTCGCCATCTTTGTTCTGATACGCTTCAAGAAGCATGTACGTAAGAATCTGCTCATTCATGTGAGCAAGACTGGCGAACTCTGCAAACGAGCCACCGACTGTCTTGAAGTCTCTAAACAGTCGAACACCGTCCGCCTTTCTGCGGACTCGCATGTCAAGTTTTCCCTGCAACTCGACTCTGCCATCGAAGAGTGGCATGCTGATGATCTCCTCAGTCGAGATCATCTCTAGTTCTGCGTCAATTCCGTTTTCCTCTACCCACTCGAGGTAGCCCTCAAGCATGATTCTGCCGAGTTCGGCTTCAGTGTCAAGTTCAACTGTGTCCCTAAACGAGTCAATGAGCGCTTGCTTGTCGATCTCGACGTACTTTGCGTACGACTCAAGAAGCGGTACTCCTTGCGAGTAGTACTCGTCTAGAGCCGCATGGACCCTGGTGCCGAGCGCCAGTGGGCCAGTGTATTTTTGTGCACGTGGCTGAAGTCTTCTATAGTAGCTTAGCCACCACTTTCTTCTACAGTCTTTAAACGTTTGAATCTCGGAGTTGGATATGCGTATTGGCTTGATTTCTACCGGAGTCTCTAGAACTGTCATGTCACTCTCCCTTTAGCATCTTGAGAAGCTTTGCTTTATCTTGAACGACTTCTTCAAAGTTCTCAGATTTTACGTCCAGCACGTCAATGACTCTCTCCTCAATAGTGCCCTCGGTAACGTAGTCCGTGATCAAAATAGAGTCGTGAATCTCTGACCCGATGCGATGAACTCTGTCTAGTGCCTGTTTGTAGTCGACAAGTGACCACGGGCGCTGAAGCATGATAAGCCGCCGAGCAGCAGTCAACGTCACTCCAACGCCACCCGCCTGCGCGGTGAAGAGAATCCACTTGATTCTTCCTTCTTGGAAATCATCAATTGCCTGCTGACGCTCGTCTTCGTCCTGTGCGCCTGTGATTAGCCCGTGAGGAATTTTGGCTTTTTCTAGGCGCGCGCTCAGCAGTTCAATTAGCTGCCTAGAAACAGCGCAGACGGCAACTGAGTCATCTCCAAAGTCTCCGTTCTGTATATCGTCCATCAACGCGTCGACCTTGCACGATGGCTCAGCGAGCTTTACTTGGATTTCTCCAGTCATTTCGTCTACGTCTATCTCCGCAAAAGAGCTTGCAAATTGAAGTAGACGAAGTGTCTGTGTCAACGGACTTGGCGCAGTAATAGCATCGCCGTGCTCCAGTTCGGCGATCATTACTTCCTGCATCTGAGTGTACGCTTTTCGTTGCTTAGCCGACATCTCGACATCGCGTCTGTCCATGATTACGGGCGGGAGCCATGGGAGCACGCGCTCTTTAAGCATCCTACGCATCCTCGGGTTGATTGCGGCGTAGAACTCATCGCGCATGTGCGGCTTTACGCCAAGAACCATCATGCCACCAAATGCGTTGAGCATGATGTCGACCATTCTGTCGATCCACCTAGTCTTGCTCGGCCACTCCTCGGGGGAAATCCAATGCAGAATCGGCCAAAAATCAAGAACGTCATTAGCGATTGGAGTGCCAGTCATCGCGAATCTAATGTCGGCCTCGCCAGTCGCAGACCATAGCGCACGCGTCTGCTTGCTCTTTGGGTCCTTCGATCTGTGGATCTCGTCGGCTACAACCGCCTTGAAATCAATCTGATTTAGCTCACGTTGGTGGACCTCGCAACGAGTCTCACTGACTTTGTCGTCGTGACCCCCGCACTCAACGCATCGAGCAAGCGCAACAGACCCGTATGGCGCAAGCCTTGAGTGCGCTCGAAGAGATTCCCAGTTGATCACGTAGACGTCTGCTTCTTCTTCAAACTGCTTGCGTCTCTGAGCCGCAGACCCGGCGATAACCTGAACGTTTACCTCTGGCCACCAAAGAGAAAACTCGCGTTTCCAAGTTTTCTTGACGGTGTTCGGGCAAACGATGAGAGCCGGGAATACCTCATCACCGAGATCTTGGATTTTCTTTAATCCTCGAATAGCCTGTGCTGTTTTTCCTAGCCCCGGCTCATCGGCGAGAAGCGCGCGACGTGCAGCAGCGAGAAACTCGACTCCAGCGCGCTGGTGCGGGAACAGATCTTCATTGTAGCCGTCGCCGTCTGGAAGTGCCTCGAGCTCACGGAGTGAATTACACGGGTCTACTCGTGACGTGCGCTCATTGACTGCCCAGTCTGTTAGTCTGCTACCGATCTCAAGTTCTTCGCGAAAGACAGATCGCAGTGCCAAGCACGAGGCCCAACTTGTAGGAACCTTCCAAACACCATCTTTTGCAGCCCACGACGCGCCGGGGATGCTCTTACATAGCTCTTTGTATCGCCACTCAGCATGAATGTGAATTGAGGAGCCGTCTTGACTTAGTTCTACCTGAACTGCCACTAAAAACCTCTTGTCGTCGTTGAGTAATCATCACTGTATCACATATTACAGTGCAAAGTATGCACATGTTGAAGTTTTTTCTTCAGTATCTATTGTAACAAAGCACGAGGCACCCAGCCATCCTTTGTGACTGCCAACAAACCGTGACGTATCGCGTCAAGCGCATGGCCGTCTCCACCTTTGTGCCAAAAGTCTAACTTTTTCAGTGCGCTGTTGTCAAACATTCTCTTTGCGTCTGACGGTGACTGAAACACTATGTCGTCGGGTTCAAGCCCATTTACAAGCATCAAGTGCTTGAGAACTCCGATCTGCTCTAGACTGTACGGCGCTTGAGAGTTCTTAACAGTCTGCGCGTTGATCGTAAACCTTTCACAAATCACCTTGATCGGTGTCTTAGTGTAATAAGACGCTACAATAGTTTCTATGATCGGCTTATGATAGTTTCTGGCGTCGTACTCGCCTGACGCGACTAGCTCTGGCGCTTCTTGATGGTCGTAGCTTATGGCGGCTATACCGCTCATTTTTCCTGGATCGACGCACAAATAAATTGTCATGTCCACACTACCTTAGATACTCCAGATCTTTTCATCATATTTTCACACTTCTTACAAGGCTTAGACAGCGCAGTCGAGCCGTCTGCTTGGACTCTGGCTACATAGACTGTTGAACCCGCGGCGTGCGTTCCTGCCGCTACAACAGCCGCAAACTCCGCGTGAAGCGCGAGACGAAACTCCACGGACGGGTCTCCGACTTTTTTGTTTGTGGCTTTTGAAATGATCTTTCCGTTTTTGACTACAACGCACCCGTGCTTGTGCCTGCACTTGCTGCTGTGAGCGAGCTCTATCGCTTTTTCCATGTACCTATTCACTAGTACTTGTCGCCCCACGTCTCTAGCGGGCCGTCTACGTCAGCGGTCAGTGGCACATCCCAGCCGTCAGACGTGGTCATGCATTGCTTCACTATCTGCTTGATCTCGTCTGCGTCTTTTCGTGGCGCCTGTAGAACTATTTCGTCGTGAACCGGGACGATGAGAAGTTCAGTCAAATCGGCTTGATCGAGTTTGACAAGATTTGCTTTGAAGACCTCTGCCGCTCCACCCTGAATGAGGTAGTTCACAAGCGTGTAAACTCTGTCTTCGTCGCACGGCAGTCTTCTTCCTGTCCACGTATATACGTAGCCTTGGCCCTCGCTCTGCAACCTTCGCATGCCGGCGTCCTCGATCTGCTTTTGAAAGTACGACATGCCCGGAAATCTGCGATCAAATGCATCAGAAACTTGTCGCATCTGTGGCTCAGGAACGCCGGCAGTTACGGCTTGCTTCGCGACACCGGCGCCATAGAGTCTTCCGTACACCGTGCCTTTAATCAGCGCGCGGCGCTTATCGGACTTCTGCATCGTCGGATCGTTGTAGATCTCTCTGCCAATCTCCGTGAACGGGTCAGAGCCAGTTGCGTCCGCCCTGTTGAACAGCGTAATTAGATTTGGATCTTTAGATAGAGACGCGAACATTCTGAACTCAACCTGGTCGAGGTCAGAAGTGATAATCACGTGGTCATCGTCTTTTGGGATGAACGCTCGGCGAACAACGTCATCGCCTTTCGGCAATGTCTGTAGCGCCGGATTTGTGATCGACATTCTGCTCGTTCGAGCGCCAAGAGTCTTCACAGACGGGTGAACAATGCCGTCAATTGACTCAGTGAGAAAGTTTAGAAAGTACGTTCCAGCAAGTTTGTCGGCCTTACGCTGCTTGAGAACAGTGTCCGCGAGATTAGCGACCTCCGCTATCGGGCTCTGTGCTAGCAGCCTCAATTGATCCTTTGTGCAAGACTTCTGACCGGTCGGAGTAAACTCAGTGATCTCAGCGCCAAGACTCTCAAACAGCCGAACAAGTTGTATGTTGCTCGTTATAGAAGTTCCGTTGTACGTATTCTTAGCCCAGTTCTTTACAGACTCGGTGTATGAGCTAAGCTCGTTGTACTTTCTCTGCGAGTAGTCAAGATCAACTCGAGCGCCGTTGATCTCCATTCTCGTGACGATCTTACGAGTCGCCATCTCGAGCTCATACGGTTTGTGGTACGCGCCGTTAGGTCCGCACTTTTCGTAGAACATTTCCCAGAGACGCATTGTAAGAACGCAGTCGAGCGCGCCATACGACCAGTACGGCTCAAAGTTTGTGGGAACAGTTCCCCAGGTCCAACCGTTGGCTGATAGCTCTTGATCAAGAGTGTCTTGTAATGCAACTGCACGCGCGTCGACGTGCAGCGCGGCAAGACGCTTCAGTGCGCCTGAACCAAGCGGGTCGACAATGTGAGCCATAATCATCGTGTCATGCGCGCGATGCCATGGCATTTTCCAGCGTGACTGAGTCTCAAACCAGCGTGCCTCGAACGCGATGTTGTGGCAGACGATCGGACCGTCAAAGCGCTCCATCGCCTGGTAGAACACTCCCGACCATTCGTCCCACGGTATTGACCAGCCCTGCATGCCATCACCGACCTGAACTAGCCGAAGACGTCCGTGCCACGGTGACAGCGCATGCTGCCTCGGGTTTCCAGGTATCTCGCCCGTCTCCGTGTCGATCGCGATGGCGTTGTGTGGCCGTCGTTCGCTAAGCCACGAAAGAAAGTCATTCGCAGACTCTACGCTGTTGACAAGGTGAAGTTGTACTTGAGAAAGATCAGCCACTATACGTCACTCCGAGTGCGCGACAAGCGTAACGCTTATTCCACACTTTTTAATGTACTCGACGACATCCAACGGATTGCGGTGCATGTCGTGCTCGCCAATATAACATACGACGTGCAACAACCCGGAATTTGTAATTAGCTTTGCGCACTGCATACACGGCGGACTTGTGATGTATATTGTTCCGCCTTCAACGCTTGATCTGTCTACGTACAGCAGCGCGTTTGCTTCAGCGTGAATTGACGGGCACTGGTCATAGATGTTGTCTAGTGGTGACTCGCCGCGCGCTCTTGGGCACCAGTCGATACAGTCGCCGCTTTCAGGCCACGACGCCGACGGCCCGTTATAGCCGGTGGCGCAGACACGCTGGTCTTTTGACACTACAACTGCGCCCATCTGCGCTCTTGAGCACCGTGAGCGCAGCGAAATAACAGTCGCAACGGTGAGCCATGTCGACTGCCACGATGGCCGCGCGTTAGTCGTCGTCGTCGTCATCGTCACCAAGCTCGCTCTCAATTATTAGAGTCTCTGTGACTCCGTATGAAAGCATTCTTGCTATCAACTCGAGAGCTTCAGTTCTTGAAAACCCGGCAGACTTCAGCGTGATGTACATCTCGTGCATGCCAATCGCTGCGGCATGCATCGGAGACGCATACTCAAAAGCTTCTTCGTTTTCATCACTAGGCATTTCCGAGTTTGGCCTCGTTGCTCTCGATAGCGGAGCGCATTGCGTTAACGTACCAGAGCTCTGTATCGTTTAGCTCCGGTACGTGCAAAGCTTCGGGGTCAACGGCGAGAAGACAGTTCTGCGCAGATAGTGCGACGTCTGCCCACGAGTTGCCAGCAAAATACGGAATTGGGTCGACAGGGGCGCTCGTCTTACGCAACTTAGTCACCGCATCTATATTTGACTCGTAGATGTGAAGCGACCCAACGTGATGCGCATACGTGCCTGGCTCTATTCCAAGTATCGAGCAGATCGCTAACTGCACCCGCGTGAACTGGAAAAAGTCGTACGCTGCACCAAGCCACACGTCGTTTGAGCGCATGTAGACACTCATATTTAGTTTGCCGTCACGAACTCTAAACTGATGAAGAACTGTGCATGGGTAGTCACGCTTCTGTGGCATGTTGTCAAACTCAGGGTTCCAGATCGTCACGACTGCTTGCCGCGTGTCTGGGTCACTCTTGATTTTGTCTACAACGTGAGCGTACTGGCCATTTGTACGTAGACCGTACGCTCCGTGAAATTCTCCGTTGTTCTCAGCGTAATTCGTAAACTGCGGACCTATAGCAATCACTGTCCGTGGCGTGCTCCTACCGGCGACGAGTTGGCACGCCTCAACGGCGCCAATGCCCGGGACGACACCTCGACCAACGCCCATCGGCATTGCGTCGTACACGTTGTCTATGAATACAGTTGCGTCTTCAATTTCTCTTGTCTTCACACCGCGTGGGGACACCTCGCGGCCGTGCTCAAGCACGTGATGAACAAGATCAACGTAGCCGTTTACTCCGTCTTCGATGTGAATTGCTGTCAGCGAAGAACCCATGACGCATACTCCTGTGTGTTTCCGTTTGCGAAGCTATCAATTGCGCGACCATACTCTGTTTGATCAGAGTAGTGAAATCGTCTAACATGTTGAGGATGCGGAAGAACTGTGTATAGACTTTCGTAGAGTGAGCATTGACGAAGACGCTTTTCTGCCATGCGACCAAGGGCTATAACTTTTGGCCGATTAAGAGCTTCATATAGTCGTATGATGTCTTCTCCATAGACATCGGCAGAATTTATGATTCCGTAGTCGCGCCAGGTTTCGCACGGTAGGGCGTTCAACAAATAGTCTGCTGAATTTGCACCGGAAGGCTTGAAAGGCAACATCGTGTCAGTCTCGTCGTTTCTTTCGTCACCGACGAGAAGCGCCTTTGGCTTTGGAGGTCCGATGTACCAAGTAAATCTTTCTAGATGCTGAACTTCAGATTGCAATGTCTTAGCGTAGCTGATGACGTCACGCGCCAGGTTTGCTACTTGATCTAATCCGCCGTTTGACGGCTGCAACTTAATGCACGACATGGTGTTGTCGAACGCATAAGAGTAGAGACTTAAAATATGCTCGAGCTCATGCTCTTCTACAAAGTCGTCTCCGCGTTCTCTAATTCTTTGCTGAATAATCTCAAGCGGCTGATACAGCCAAAACTGAGTAATGCCGCGAGCGCGAAGAAACATCTCGGTCCATCGCCAGCCAGCAACGCCAAGTAGACCAAAGCCGTCAATGTTAGTATGACGACGCTTGATCGGAGCATACGTTACCTCACCCCAATGCCATCGATCAGCGACTGCTGTCGCTGAGAACCAGTTGAAGTCTTGAATGTCTTCTACGTACTCTGAAAGTACGCCTTTGCGAGTGAACTCTTTCGGCGCGCCCTTGTGGTACTGAATCGCGCCGGCAGTTGACCGCTGCCCGGTGAGTTCAGAGACAACAGCGTCTACAAGAGTAGACTTTCCCGAGGCGTCAGTGCCTTCGATGACGATAAACATTCCATCCCTCCGTCTTTTCGATACTACACGGAAACGAGAAAAATCTCGTGACAGAGCGAAAGATTATGGAATGATCTCTACTCTGTAGACGTCTGAGATGCCTCGATCGGCGTTTGACGCCTCCTCGAGAAGCCGCTGTGCTACATGCGTTAGGTAGCGTGCGCCGCTGTCGTCGTATTTGTAGAGCGCCTCGAGCACGGCGTCTGGATTCTCACTTACCTGTGCCCAGTGGCGATTCTTCTCCGGAAACACGATTTCTGCCGCGAATGATGGAGAGCATGAGTCACATGGGACCATGTTCTCTCTACTTTGGAGATTCGCTACTGGGGCATCTTGAAGATTGTATCTCTTCACAAGATGACAGGCCGCGCCGTGGTAGACTACTGACACGCCGACTCTTGATAGAACATACGAGCCATTTTCTGTCTTGTAAAGCTCGAATTCTATCCAGCGAAGAGATCCTCTTCGCCACGATGATGATTTTCCCAGTAGCTCTCCGTTAAACTGAAGAGTTCTATCGCCGTCTTTGATGTGTATCATTGAATTCTCTTTCACTACGTGTAGTGAAATTCTATCCCGTTCTTTTTTATCTCGTGTACAAATTGACGTCAAAATCGACTTAGTCAACTAGCCCGCTGTGAGATTTGGATCTATCTCTGGCAGAACTTCTTTTTCTTTTCTAACATTGTACTCCGACTTTAGTGGCTCAACGACTGTTTCAACATCTCCACGAATTGCAAGTACCAGCCAATCAAACTGATGAGAACAGCTATCAATGCACCCTTGAGTGGAAACTGTGAACTTACCATTTTCTACAGACGAAGCTGCCATGTTGCACTGAGAGCCGTCATCTGCAATTTTTGGCGTAATAAACACCGTTCTACCTTCTAATTTTGACGCTGCCTCAAAATATCTTGGAAGTTCTACCTCAACTAAACCGTTTTCAAGGCTAGAGGTACCTCGATATATAAGATCAGCAGTAGGGCCCTCAACAGCAGCGTGTACTAGATAGCGATCTTCGTCCAGTGGGTGCTGAATGGAAAAGTTTTTCGTGCCATACACATTCAAAGCACCTGTAACCGTAACCCTTCCCGCATAAAGTTCATCACTAAGAGAAATATCTACACCGTAGTAATCGCTAACTCGAACAGTACTGCCAAGCCTATTTTGACCTATAACGCTAGCCGTTAGCCTAGTTACCTCTGCATTGTACGTCTCAAAGTACAATGCGCCAGCGTATACTCTGCCCACGCCGGAGCCGCTTGTGTTACCCATGTTGATGAAAGTTTTACTGCTTCCGCCTGTTGTAATTTCTAATGCTTTATCCCCCGTAATATAGTTTGTGCCAGAGCCTGCGTTTGTATTAAACTTAAGAGACGCGCTCGAGGTAGTGCCAGTCGTGTTAATAAGCACCTGAGTGCCAGTGATTGATACGCCATCGCCAGTTGGATTGCCTGCGGAAAACGTCGACGTGGTGATAGTAGTACCGCTAATTGTTGAGCCAGTGATGGTACCGACGATGTTCAGCGCAGTGCCGTTCCACGTCATATATTGAGTTGCACTACCGACCTTGAAGTACACATTTCCAGTCGACGTGTCTACGTACCAGGCGTTGTTCGAGTTCCCAGAATCGAGTGTCACTCCGCGATAATTTGCATTGCTGTAGATGCCGTCGCCAATTTGAACGTTTCCAGCGGAAATAAATCCACCAAACGTTCCTCGAGCAGCGGTGAGCTCTCCCGCGAAGAGAATAGCAGTGCTGATCGTGCCAGATGTAATCTTACCGGCGTCAATGTTTGAGAACGCCGCGTTGCCCAGACCAAACGACTGCCACGCTGCGCCGTCCCAGCGTGCTAGCGCGTTGTCGTTGTCTGTCTCGAACCACAAATCGCCTTCAGTGTACGTGCCGCCAGACGGCTCCGTTGCGCTGTAGTAGATCGTATTTTTACCGTTTGCAGCGGCCTGAGCGTACTCGATGTCTTGAACAACGTCGTTTGCTAGCACGACCGTAGTCACAGATCTCGGTGCAATATTGTTTGTCGTAATAACTCTTGCACCGATTCTTCGCGGCGCTGGGTTGCGCGAGGACGCAGACGCTCTTTGCTCAGTTCTTAGATATCTTTGACCGAACGTTCTTTTGCTTCTTCTAAGATTACTCGCCAATCTTATCTACCTCCGACTCGGCTACAAGTTGTAGCTGCACCGTCTCAGGGAACGTGTTGCCGTCCGGCACTGTTACTGAGAAACCTTCGATCTTACGAACAATAATGTCGTCTCTCGGCTCAAGGTTGCTCAAAAGTCGAAGTTGAATGAACGGATCGTCTACAATGAGCGCGCACCAGTCTCCTGGAGAGTACGTTCCAACAGTTGGGTCGAGTGAGCCGTTGACTGTGATCGACATGTCGGTGAGCGGTGGACGAAACTCTGCCAAATAGCGCGAGGCGTAGCTGTAGAGAATGTTTTCGTCGTACGCTTCTCCACGCGTCTCCTCCATATCGAGCAGTGGCCATCCAGCGTCGAGTAGCCCGGTATCAGCGGCAACGGCGTATGGTTGACTCGCATCTGAGCCAAGATCGCCGATGTTGCCAACAACAAAGAATCGAGTCGCTGAGTTTTCAGCAGATTCGCTGATAGAAACTTCATTTACGTTTCCAGGATACTCGAATACGAACTGATCAGCGCCGTATCTACTTAGAGGAGCGGCTTCTCCAGCAGGCGGCGGGTTGGGGAAGTTGATCGGAAGAAGCACGAACGTTCGAGTAAACGTGCCAGTCAATGAATCGTATTCGCAGTCAATCCGATACTCAAAGCCGTCAACAGTGTCTGAGTACTCGTCGAGTTCTTCACCAATCGAGCGAAGTTCGTAGCCGCGGTAGGTGACGTTTGGAACATTGACGCCGCTGTACGCCGCGGTCGAGTACTCGATTCCGATGTCCGCATTCGCGGGATACGGTCCGTATGTGCTCGAAAGAGCTCTTGGCGTCAACGTCGCGGTTCCAGACACGGCGGTCGCGTCGACGTTCGGTTCGAATGAAAAGACCGAGTACGTAAATGTAGTCGAGGATGGAACACTCGTGATCGTGTGAGTGCCGTTGAATATTACGTAGTCTGAGGTAAGCGAATCGACGTTTTCAATGTCAACGGTTTGTCCGACTGAAAAACCGTGAGCAACACTTGTAGTAAGAGTGGCAACGTTTTCAGACATCTCTTTTTGAGACACTGTTCTTGACACAACTGAAACCGCGGTGCTGCCAACGTTTGATGCTGTCTTAGCGTACGAAAATGTCGTGTCAGTCTTTGATACAACCGTGTGCGTGCCGTCGAACGTCGAGTCAACGTTCTTTACCAGAACTGACTGACCGGGTATCATGTTGTGTGCAGTTGACGTCGTCAATGTCGCTACATTAGAAGTCAGTGACTTTGTCGTGATGTCGTAGTCGAGAGTAAGCGTCGGCTCAATTTCTCCGTTTGGAAATTGTATGCCAGAGAAGTCAATGTTCATCTGATCGAGTAGCTGCCGAACGTAGTCATATGTATCTACGCGAACTCTTACCGTCGTGTTGTCATACGTCCCGGCAGGCATTCCTGGAATGCTAACCGCCACGGTTGTTGACGACAGCCCGAGTGAAAGGACTGTGTAGTAGCCGCTGTATTGAAAGTTTCCAACCTCGTAGAACTCGACTGCGATTGTTGAGCCAGGGACAAAGTTAAATGAACCAAATGTCAACGTAGTTGTTGCGTTACCAAGAACATCAACGACAGTGGTTCCGGCAAAGTCATGGCTGTACGTCTTCCAAATGTTGCGATGGTAGAGGTAGCTCGTAAACTCTGACCCACTGACGTTTAGAACTTTTTCAGTGATGCTGTACGATCTTCCCCAAATGATTCCTCCCCATACGCAGACATTGTTTCTTACAATGTATAGCGAGGTTTTTCCCGGGACTGTGTAGTCGTACAGGTTTGCTGCTACTGTGTCGTCAAGAACAGCGACCTGCCCTGAAAATGTTCCGGCGCCTTTAAGAGCTCTGTCGTACGTGACGCCTGTAAAAGGTATCTCGGCAAGAACCGAGTTTGTCATTAGGTCCGCGACAAAGTAGCGGTACACTGGCTGCGCTGGATCAAATGTTGTCATTGTAGTTTAGCCTATCCAACCGGAGCGATAGTACACAGTGAGTACCGCGTCCGATGTTGCGTCACCAAGATCTTCAAAGACTATCGAGTTGTTGCCTGGCGTGAGCTCCAGCCAATCCGTAAGAGTGTCGAGATACACGCGGGCGCCAAGAACGTCGCCGTCAAGCGCGACCTCGTGCTTGTACGTGTCAATCTCGAGAAGCTCACCGGAAGCAACAGACTCGACGATTGTAAGCGTTTGGTCTGTTGTAGTGTTTTTAATTGTAGCGTTTCCAACTACAGGGCCGTCAATTTCAAGAAACATCGTAACGTTAGTGTTTCCGAGGTTGGTGATTGTCGCGGCGCCAGTCTCTGCCGTTGACGTATTTTTACACGGAATAGTGACTGAGCTGTAACCAAGTGCGTCTGAGTCATCCCAAGAGTATTTGATCGGGTCGGACGCGCGTAGACCGATCGAGAACTCCGTCTTCCCTCGAGAGTTCACTGTTTGTATCTCAGGTCTGCCGCTGAGTCTCACGAATGACGCTCTTGTCGGCGATTCATTTGTCTTCAGCCACGCGCCTTGCCGAGCGAGAGACGCTGCACGAATTAGGGTGTCTCTTGCCGTAGACACGTATTCCGGCCCTGGCGGAAAAAATACTCCAGTAAGATTTATCTGTCGCGCGGCCCAGCGGCCGTTTGCCTCATAAGAGCCGTCTCCCCATCCGCGAGGAATGTCTGGAACCTCCGGGTCTGGAAGACCCCACCAGCCTTCAATGTCTGTGCAGATCCAAATGACATTATTTGAGTCAATTGAGTTCAACACTAAAGTGTCGAGAATAACGTCTTCCTGTAGAAAGAGACCTGAGAAGACTGGCGGCGGTAGCGGTGTTAGCGCCTTATTGACTACAGAGGTTTCGAAGTCTTGGCCTTCAGGATCGTTGTACGAGCCTTCTCCGTATAGACCTTCTCCGTAATAGAGAATCGCGCCGTCTTCTGTGTACAGTGTCATCTTATGCCGCCATGTCTCGTCCTTCGTCGGTCACCCGACACAGCAACATTCTATCACAGTGAGAGAGCCCAATTAGAGCGAGTTCGCGCCCTGATGGTTGTTCTTATTGCGATAGCGCGGGAGCAATTACTGGGCGTTTACTGCCCACCATGTGGCGACAACATCCGCCGCCGGAGTCTCCGTGCCGTCAATCTCGTTGGTGAACACGGGTGAGAACGCTTCGACGTAGGTGACGAGTTCGGCTTCGGTCATCGCGTCGCCGGGAGCGTCATCAGCACAGACGCCGACCAGTGTCCAGTCTTGCGGAGAGTCGCCGACACGGGCATCGGGGAAGTAGCCGCCGTTAGTCACGAACCCGGGGATCGTGCCGTCGGCGTTCAAGGTATACGTTGTTACTTTCATACTGTTAATTCCTTCGGTTGTGCGAGGGCGGCTTCGACTTGCGGGATGAGTCCACGATGCTCGGCGTACAAGGCGACTTGTGGGGCGAACTTGTCGCTGACCGCATCCAGCCAGCCGTACTGAACCTCGAACGTCGGCACCTTGCCCTCGTTGAGCATCTGCTGTTCCATTTCGAGGTAGGTGATGAGTTCCCGTTGGGCGGCGGCACCGTTGATGCCGAGGTCTTGGAAGAAGATGAAGTTGCCTTCGTCGATCAAGCCCTGCCGTGAGCGGGCGGCGGCGAGCGCCTGCGAGAACGCCCGCATCACTTGAGCCTTCGACTCGTTCGCCTCGTACATTTCTTCGGTGATGACTTCGACACCTAACTTGTCGCAGATTGCTTCGTACTGGTGAACGAGGAACGTCACCTCACGGACGGCACCCCGCTGGTAGTTCTGCGTCGATTCGATCTGTGACGACAGTTCCAGAATGTCGATCTCTAACAGTTCGGCGGCGTACCCGGATGCTGATTCCAGTTCGTCTTGTTTCTGAGCGAGTTCGATCCGCTTACGGCGCAACCCCAACTCGGACTCCTTCAACGCTTCCCGCTTCCGTTCGATACGGGCGAGGATATGCTTCGCCGCACCAACATCGGTCAGGTCGGTGACGTTCAGCGAGACGGTCTTGAGTTGTGAGTCCGACTTGTAGAACGACTCGTTCGATGCGTCGATCCTTGGGAGCAGTTCGGTCACCTTGTCGATCATCTGCTCGTACCGTTCCGGTAGTTGCGATGCGGTGAGTGCTAGTTCGGTCACGACAGTCCTCCATGACAGTTTGATGTTGCGCCACCGTGATAGGAGGCGGTCGATGCGTCACCAAAGTCGGTGGCGTTCCCGGTGGTGGCGATCGTCCAGTAGTCGATGACGTTGTAACCCTCGCCGGGGGTACAGATACCTCTCGTCGTGTTCGACATAGACTTACATTTCCCTCGGGCAACCGTCAGGTCACCGAAGTCCGTAGCGTTTCCTGTCGTAGCGATGGTGACGTAATCCATCGTGTTGTACCAACCGGAAGCCGTAGCGTCACGACCGCCGACGATGACAGCCCTAGTAGTGGACGCAGAAGCACCGAGATCACGACGAGCCACCGTGAGATCACCAAAGTCGGTAGCGTTTCCGGTGGTTGCGATGGTCACATAGTCGATCTGGTTTCGGACTGTCGGGCCGGGAGTCGTGGCACCTCCGCAGAACAAGCCTCGGGTGGAGTTGGATGTTGCTGACGTATCACCACGGCTCACCGTCAGATCACCGAAGTCGGTTGCGTTGCCGGTCGTGGCGATGGTCACATAGTCGATGACGTCCGAGTTAGGGATGCCACCGCCGAACAGTCCTCGGGTAGAGTTCCCACAACCGCCCATTGCTGAACGAGCGGACGTTGTATCACCGAAGTCAGTAGCGTCGCCACCGGTCGTGAACGTCAGATAGTCAATGGTAACATCGTCCCCCAAGCCGGGACCGAACACGGCCCGAGTAGTGGAACCGACAGCATCCATCCGTGACCTTGCGGTACTCAACTTGCCGAAGTTCAGCGAGTTACCGGTCGAAGCGATGTTCAGGTATTCGATGTAGTCCCCGTTGTCGAACACGCCGATGTTGGAGATTGACTCCAACGGTGACGCTCCAAGCCCACCGTGACCGTCAGAGCAGGCACCCGGCTTCAAGATCGTCTCCGTGAGATCACCGAAGTCGGCAACATTACCGAATGTGGCGATGTCGATGTAGTCGATCACGTTGTAGTAGCCCTCACCCGAAGCAAACAGGCCACGGGTCGGAGAAGCGGCACCAGCCGCCTTTGCTCTTGCCACCGTCAGGTCACCAAAGTCTATCGAGTTTCCGGCAGATGCCAGCGTAATGGCTTGGATCACATTCGCTACGGTGCCGCCACCAGCGAACACGCCTCGGGTGGCATTAGACACACCGTTGCTCACCGAATAGTTTGTCTGATACAGGGTTCCCCACTGCACCGTGTTGCCGGTCGACGCAAACGCAACGTAGTAGATGCCGTCTTGGTCGATGGAACCGCCGTGAACGATGCCGTGGATGGGAGACTGGACCGCCATCGGGTTACGGCTCGCACCCCAACTTAGGTCACCGAAGTCCGTAGCATTACCAGTCGTAGCAATCGTGATGTAGTCAATCACGTTAGTCAGAACAGTTGGAGTTTGACCACCGAAGTTCAGACCTCGGGTTTCATTAGATGCTGTTCCATGATCGTCGTGAACCAACGTCAGGTCACCGAAGTCAAGGGCGGTCCCACCCTCAGCGATGGTCACATAATCCATCGTGTTGACACGGGTGCTGCTTCCGATATTGCCGCCGGTAAACACGCCTCTTGTAGAGGAAGACAACCCGTTGAGATAAGTTCGAGCCTGCGTCAGGTCACCGAAGTCGGTGGCGTTCCCAGTCGAAGCGATCAGTACCGTGTCGATCTGCGTTCTGACAGAACCGCCATCAACGAGACCGCCACCGAACAGCGCACGAGTACCGTCAGCAGTAGGCAGAACTAAGATCAGCCCACCGTGACCGCCAGAGGTGCCGTCAGCATTACGAGCAATGGTGAGATCACCAAAATCAACAGTGTTGCCGGTAGTGGCAATCTCAACATATTCAATGGTGTTACTGCCGTAAGAATTGGGATAACCGAGGGTGAATAGTGCCCTCGATGAAGAAGCCGCCCCAGCGTTACTGCTAGAAGCGACACTAAGATTACCGAAATCTGCGGAGTTGCCTCTAGCCGCAAGGGTCAAGTAGTCAATGGTGTCTCTTAGGACGGTAGCACTAGTCGTACCAACTCGGCTTACACCGCCAGCGTACAGACCTCTGACAGAGTTAGATGCGGGACCGCCAACGAAACGTGCTTGTGTTAGATCACCAAAATCCAGAGCGTTACCTAAAGAACTAAATGTAACGTAGTCAATAGTGTTATATGTGCTGAATACGGTCGCTGCTGAGTTCACGAACTGACCGCCCATAAACAAACCGTGAACAGGTGACTCAACTCCACCAGCCTCAGCCCTAGTTACTGTCAAGCCTCCTACGTTTATAGCATTACCCGTGGAAGCAATAGTCACATACTCGATGCGATTGCTAAAGGCGTAGTACGCACTCGTAATGTTTGCGCCGCCTATTACGAAACGTGTTTCGTTAGACGCACCCGCCTGACCGGAGGCGTTCTGTGTCAGATTACCGAAGTCTGTTGCATTACCCAGCGTGGCGATAGTTACATAGTCAATAGTGTTTTCTCTGGAGGTGGAGTAACCGCCAGCAAATAAAGCGCGAGTTGAAGAAGCCCCAGCCGCACCACCGTTACGAGCAACGGTTAGATCACCAAAATCGGTGGCATTACCCAGAGTCTCAATGTTGACATAGTCGATTACATCGCTACGAGCAGACCCCGTATAACCGCCAAAAAACAACGCACGGGTACCGGCGATTACTGCGCTAATAAACCCGGAGAAGGTAGACAACTTCATGTTGTCAGCCTCAGGCGCTCAGATCGCCAATAGCCACCCACACATCAGTGGCACGCTTGATCAACGTCACGCCACACCACTGATCCGACAACTTCAAATTACCGTCCTTAGAGTTGATGGTAACGCCAGTGTCGGGGGCCAACGTCGTCTGACCAGCACCAGTCTGAAGAACCAGAATCTGAGAACCCACAGGGAAAGCAACTGAGGAGTTCGGGGGAACAGTCAACGTATTTGCCGAAGCATTGTTCATCTCCACCAACTTACCACCGTCAGCAAGAACCAGCGTGTAGGTGGTTCCAGTCTGCTCGTTCTGCTGAAGTTCATTGATGTTAGAAACATCGGCTTCAACTGCATCAATGCTGGCTTCGACGTCAGTGTTAGAGCCAACTGCCAGGTTGCCGCCAATGGTGACGTCACCACTCGCGTCAATGGTCATACGCTCACTACCTGCCGTATCAAAGCGGATAGTGTCGTCGTCTGTGCCCTCTTCGACGTGGACGATGGTATCTCCATCTGCGTCGGTCAAGAACGCTGTAACAGCGGCGGTGTTACCTAACTCCACCCATGCGCCGTCATAATACGTGAACGTGCGCCCCGTATCTGACTCATACCACATATCTCCTGATACAGGAGAAGCAGGGGGCGTGTCGGAGATCTCAAGACTCAGGCCGCGCAGAACAGAGCCGTACAACTTCCAGTACGTACCGTTCCATACCCAAGTTTTGCCCCCTGAGGTAAACGAGTCATTTACTGATGGGGACGACGGAAAATCAATTGCCATTACACCCTCCAGTGTCAGAACTATAGTAACACATTATCAATCACCTTCGTCGATCTGAACCCAACTAACAGTGTCCTCGTCCCAGCCATACGCATTGCCGTCATTTGGTTTAGGGGCCGGAGCGTTCCACAAGCAGGTATCTTCGTCTAGCACCCATGACGGGTATGGCTGTGACGGAATAAAAGCATCGCGGCTTTCATCATAGGTGCCGCCGATAGACGCATGGTTTTTGCGGAATGGAACACCTCCATCCAAGTGTTGACCACCAAACATGTCGCAATCAGACCCCACAGCCCTACAGCCGTGAAACTCACCGTAATACGATTCCCAGTTATCAACACCGTCCACGACAACATTGGGGTTTTGACCAGTGATGATATCGGTCACAACATTGTTTTCGTCAAGTAAAGCATAATGCCACATCGTCAACTCCAAGAAACAGAGCCAGAACCGGCAGTAATAGTAGTGATCTTGGTTGATCCGCTTGTGGTGGTAGAAGCAGTATGACCTGCCGCAACTGTCAAGGTATATACGTCTGGATAGCGCAGAATAACAACACCAGAACCACCACGGGCACCCAAGGAGTTGGTATTCCATCCTCCTTGACCACCGCCGCCACCACCGCCAAGACCGTGCGTACCAGCAGAACCGTTTGCAGCACCGTTCCCGCCACCACCAGCACCACCGGAACCAGTAGCGGTAGCACCGTTTCTGCCGCCACCACCACCGCCAGCGTAATAGGTGCCATAAAACGCAAGACCAGCACCACCGTTCATGTTGCTACCACCTGCACCGGCACCACCACCGCCACCGCCAGCCCACGAAGTCGTGCTACTTGCGCCAGCGTTTCCTTGACCAGCCGTTCCCAATCCCCGATTGGCGTTTCGGAAACATCCACCGCCGGAACCGCCGCTTTGACCGCCACCGCCACGGCTAGCGGCACGACCACCGCCAATTGCTGTGGCCGAATCGAATACTGAGTTTCCGCCACTAGAGCCAACGCTGAGCGATGGCGATCCACCGCCAGCACCGCCAACTGTTACAGTGTAATTAGAACCAGCCGTCAAAGTCACGGTACTGGTCAGGAAGCCACCTGCGCCTCCACCACCGCCTCCGCCGTCGGCATCGTCGCCTCCTCCGCCACCCCCGCCGCCAGCGACAACCAGATATTCAACCTCTAGCGGCGGACGGCCATACCTGATCGCCCCAGCAGGCTGAGAAACCGCACCTAAAATAGGCATCAGGCAAACTGAACCTGCTGAGCCAACACCGTAAACGTAGCGCTAGCAGTCTTGACAACAGTAAACAGGTAAGCATCAACCGAACTAGCATTACCGAAGTGG